CTGGAGGCGGCCGGCATCTATGTCGGCTCCCGTGCGCCGCTCACGCTGCCAAAGGATGGGTCGTGCGGGTTTGCCCAGCCTGAGCCAAACACCCTCGTCAAAGAGGCCATGGACGCCAAGAAGGGGGACATGGTTTCCCTTGGTGCCAGGCTGATCGAGCGAGGCAGCGCGGTGAAGACCGCGACCCAGGCCGACAATGACAGCGCGGCTGAGCATAGCGTCCTGTCGCTGATCGTGAGCAACGTCAGCGAGGCCTACACCCAGTGCCTGGCTTGGATGGCTGAGTTTTCGAACGCTGCAGGCGAGACCGTCTACAAAATCAATCAGGACTTCACGCAGGTCAGCCTGGACGCAGCGATCATGTCTGCCCTGTTCAATGCTGTGCAGGGCGGTCGCCTTCCTGCGTCGGACTTCTGGCAATACCTGCGTGACCGCGGAGTGATCAACCCGGAGAAGACTGACGAGCATATCCAGGGCGAGCTGGAGTCAAGCCCGGCGGGCCTGGCCCTTGGCGGTGAATGATGACGACCATCGAGCAGCTCGACAGCAGCATCCGCATCATGGTCATGCTCGAGCGTCTGAAGGCAGGGGAGGCGGAGAAGTTCGGCCACTTCCTGGTGCGGATTGACCAGAGCATCCGGGAAAGGCTGAGCGGCGATGAGCTGACCGACTTCACCCGGGCGCGCATGGACAAGTTGCTGAAGGAGGTCGACGCGATCCTTGCCGACATCCTTGCCGGCTTCACTGATCAGCTACAGCTCGACCTGATGGACATCGCGCAGTCGCAGGCCAGCTTCGAAGCCGCGCTGCTGACCAACACGCTACCGGTCGGCATCAGCCTCGATGCGGCAGTGCCGGCGCTCCAGACACTCAAGACTGCGGCCTTCAAGAACCCGCTTAGCATCAAGGGCAATGGTGGCGGCAAGCTGCTGGAGCCATTCATAAAGGACTGGTCGGCGGCCGAGGTCGAGAAGATCAGCGGTGCGATCAGGCAGGGCTGGTTCGAAGGACAGACCAACGCCGAGATAGCCCGGCAGATCCGCGGCACCAAGGCGCTGGCCTACTCCGACGGAATCCTGGCCACAACCGAGCGAAACGCTCAGGCGGTCGTGCATACGTCTGTACAGCACGTCGCCAGCCAGGCGCGCAACGAGACGGCCAAGGCCAACGACGACTTCGTCACGGGCGTGCAGATGATTGCCACCCTGGACAGCAAGACGACGCCCTATTGCCGATCGATCGACCATCAGGTCTACCCGGTCGACTCAGGCCCTCGTCCACCCTTTCACGTCCGCTGCCGCACCAGCTTCATCCTGCTGACCAAGTTCAGCGCGATGTTCAGCAAGGGCGCGACCCGGGCGAGCATCAACGGCCAGGTGCCGGCGAGCCTCAGTTATTACGAATGGCTCAAGACCCAGCCGATGAGCTTCATCGAGCTGGCCATAGGGCCGAACCGGGCAAAGCTGCTGATGAATGGCGGCCTCGACGCTGACAAGTTCGCCGCCCTGCAGCTGGGGAGGAACTTCAAGCCGATCACCCTGGACCGCATGCGCGAGCTTGAGCCGGAAATGTTCAAGCGGGCAGGGCTGTAGCGCGCCACGAAACAGCGAATGCGCAAAACGTAGCGCGACAAATCACCAAGCCCCGCCAAGTGCGGGGTTTTCCACATCTGCGGGCAGGGCCTGCACGAAAGTCTCTGGGAGACAGCAATGACTTTGAAATTTCAACTGGACAGCCTCGAAGGCGTCGATGAATCCATCCAGACCATGTACGTCGAGAAGGGCGGCAAGTACGTCCTGAACATCGAGGGGCTGCCTCAGCCTGAAGACGTGTCAGGCCTGAAATCGAAGGTCCAAGAGCTCCTGGACGAGAAGAAGGCGGCCGACAAGGCTCGCAAGGATGCCGAAGATCAGGCCCGCCTTGATCGTGAAGAGGCGGCCCGCAAGTCCGGAAACGTCGAAGAGCTCGAGCGCTCCTGGTCCGAGAAGTACGCCCGCCGCGAAGCTGAGCTGAACGGCATGCTGGAAAACGAGCGCGGCACGCTGAGCACTCAGATTCGCGATCTGACTGTCGGCCGCACTGCTACTGACATCGCGTCTTCCCTGGCAATTCCAGGCAGTGCCGAAGCATTGCTGCCACACATTGAACGCCGTCTGAGCGTCGAGCAGCGCGACGGCAAGCCCGTTGTGGTCGTACTCGACAAGCAGGGCAAGCTCTCGGCGGCAACGCTGGACGAGCTGAAAGCAGAATTCGCAAACAACACGGCCTTCGCGCCGTTGATCGCGGGTAGCAAGGCATCTGGTGGCGGGGCTTCAGGTGCTGGGAATGGCGGCGGGGCCGCAAAAGGCAACATCGGCGGCAACAAAGACGAGCGCACCAAGGCGATCGCAAGCAAGTACCCAGACCTCCCTCTCAAGTAAAGGATTGACTTTATGTCCCTGTCTCAAATGCAAGTGTTCAACGAATACATCATGCCGGCTGCGCTGGAATCCCTGGACCAGATGACCGCGGCGTTCAACGCTGCCAGCAATGGCGCGATCATCCTGTCTCCGGACGGCTTCACTGGCGACTTCCTGCAAGAGTCGTTCTTCCAGACCCTGGCCGCTGCCCAGCGCCGCGTAGATCGCTACGCTGCCAACGGCGCAGCAGCTGTCACCGACCTGACCGAGCTGAAAAACGCCACGGTGAAGGTTGCCGGCGGCTTCGGTCCGATCCGCTACGAGCCATCCCAGATGACCTGGCTGCAGCGCCCAACCGTGCAGGGCATCGAGGTCGCATCGCGCGCCTTCGCCGAGATCCTGCTGAAAGACCAGCTGAACACCGCTATCGCCGCGCTGGTTGCTGCGATCACTGCCCAGGCAGCTGCCGTCAACGACGTATCGGCAACCTTGGGCATCAGCCAGGCTGCTCTGAACAACGCGCACGCCAAGTTCGGCGATGCCTCGCAGAACCTGGTAGCCCAGATCATGCAGGGCACCACCTACCACAAGCTGGTCGGTCAGAACCTGGCCAACGCCGCGCAGCTGTTCCAGGCCGGCAATGTCCGCGTCGTCGACATTCTCGGCAAGGTCTCCGTCGTCACCGACGCCCCGGCGCTTGCCCAGGCTGGCACGCCGAACAAAGAGATCATCCTGTCCCTGGTGTCGGGCGCCGCGCTGGTTCACGACGCTCGCGACCAGATCTCGAACGTCGACACCTCGAACGGCAAGGAGCGCATCGAGACCACCATCCAGGTCGACTACACCTTCGGCCTGGGCCTGAAGGGTTACACCTGGGATGTCACCAACGGCGGCAAGTCCCCAACCGACGCCGAACTGGCGACCGGCACCAACTGGGACAAGACCGCCACCAGCATCAAGCACACCGCTGGCGTGGCCCTGATCGGTGACGCTTCCAAGTAACCCACTGAATGCCGCGCCGGGCGAATCCTGGCGCGGATGAGGATTAAGCATGACCGACAACAACATCTGGTATCTGCCAGGCCCGTTTCACCGCTACGAAGGCGACGTGAAGGCCATCGCCAAGAAGCATGGCCTGCGTATCGTCGACGCCAACGTGACCGAGAGTCGCGACGGCGAGTGCGAGAAGGCGCCAAAGGTGACCCTGAAGGTGCTTCCGGCCCCTTTGGTGGTAGCGGTAGTCGGCGATGACAAGGCGGTGATGGAAGAGCTGATCGGCAGGCTGCAAGCCGAAAGCGACACCATTCGCGCGCTGGTCGACGGCCTAGAGTCTGGCGAGATTTTGAAGCCAGAGGCTGGCGAGCTGGCGATCCGCTTGTTCGATTCCCTCGATCATATCCGCGCCAAGGTTGACGAGTTGGCAGGCAGTCGCGACCAGATCGCCCAGGAGCGCAACGCCCTGCAGGCAGAGGTCGAGGCGCTGAAGAAGGCTGAAGCCGATCGCGTCGAGAAGGCGGCCAAGCCAAAGCCTGACGCCAAGCAGCCAGCTGACAAGGCGGCCCAGGCCAGCGAGTAACCAGCAATGCAGCCCTTCTTCGGAGGGGCGCACCTCGGAGGGGTAACCGTGTCACTGATCATTGAAGATGGCACCGGGAAGCCGGACGCCGAGAGCTTCACCACGTCCGCAGAACTGGTCGACTACGCCGCCAAATACGGCGCGACCATCCCTGCCGATGAGCCGGCCCAGGAAGCTCTGTTGCGCCGCGCAGCCGTGGCCATGGACGACTACAACTGGAAGGGCGAGCGCACCACCGGTGACCAGGCCCTGTCGTGGCCGCGCCGATATGTTGACATCGACGGCGATGTAAAGCCGGACAACTTAATCCCTGCTCGAATCAAACACGGGCAGATGGCGCTTGCCGCCGAGATCCACGCTGACGACCTAGATCCTGTCGAGAAACGCCAGGGCCCGATCACCAAGGAACGCGTCGAAGGCGCTGTAGACGTGCAATACGCCGCGCCTACCGTTCAGCAGGCGCGCGCCGTGGCATCGAGGTCGAGCAGCATCAACTTCAAGTCGTATCTGGCCATCAAGGGCCGGTTCGCCATCAGGGCCTGACTATGAGCGCGTTCTACGACCGAATGGCCGCAACGGCCCTGCGCCTGATTGCGCAATACGGCCTGGCCGTCACCCTGCGCACTGTTACCCCGGGCGGATATGACCCGGAGACGAGCGAGACGACGCCAGAGACGATCGCTGAGCAGGCAGGGCAGGGGATCCTGATCGACTACACCGGCCTGGAGTTCCAGGCGAACAGCCTGATCAAGCAGGGCGACAAGAAGCTCAAGCTCGCGGCCAAGGGCCTGACTTCGGCGCCGTCACTGCTGAGCAAGGTCATCGCCGACGGCAAGACGTATTCGATCGTCCCGCCGCTGAAAGAGATCAACCCGGCCGGCACGCCGCTGTTGTACGAATTGCAGGTTCGCGCGTAATGGCCCGCGGCAGCGCCATGAAGGCGCGATACGGCGGGATGAACGGCGACTTTGCACATCAGTTGCAGCAGTTCGCCGAGCAGGCCCAGGGCGCGATCGACGCAAGCCTGCGCGAGATCGTGATCGAGATTGGCAGCAGCCTCATCAGGATGTCGCCAGTCGGCAACCCTGAGTTGTGGGCTGAAAACGTCGCGCACCGAGCGAAGAACACCGCGGCAGCGGACGCCTACGACTACAACGTGAAGCTGCGCAACACGGTCACCAACCTGACCGAAAGCAATTTCACCAAGTCGGGAAACCTGAAAAAAGGCGTGAAGTACGCCAAGCCACTGACCAAGACCGAGCGCGACCAGAACTTCAATGTCAACGGTCTTGTGTCTGGCAAGGGCTACGTCGGCGGGCGCTTCCGGGGCAACTGGCAGTTCACCATCGGCGCTCCTGCCGCGGGCGAACTGGACCGGATCGACCCGAACGGCTCTGCAACGCTCGAAGCGTTGAGGTCTCAGGTGGCAACGCTGACGGCAGGCCAGACGGCCTACATCGTGAACAACCTGCCATACGCGATCAGTTTGGAATACGGACACTCGACGCAAGCTCCTGGGGGCATGGTCAGAATTACGCTCGCCCGCTTCCAGCAGATCGTCAACGAGGCAGTCAGGAACAACCAGATATGAGCCACAAGCTGATTCGCCAGATTTACGAGGCCCGGCTTGCTGCCTTGGCTTCCGCCAGAGTGCCGGTGCTGCGAATCGCCTATCAAGGCGTGCCGTTCACTCCGACGCCAGGCGAAACCTACTTGCAGGCCTTCACGCTGCCAGCTGGCACCGGTAGCGAGTCCCTTGGAGGAGACCATAAAGTTTATACCGGCCTGTTTCAGGTCAGTGTCGTGGCCCCGGCAGGCAGCGGCACCGGCAAGTCCGAAGGCATCGTCGACGAGCTGGCCGCCCTGTTCCCGCTGTTCGATCGATACAGCAAGGCAGGCCTGACTGTCGTGACGATGACGCCGGTTGAGCAAGGCCCGGGCATCCCGGACGGCAGCAACTGGACAGTGTCTGCGTCCTTCCAGTACCGCGCCGACACCAACTGAACCACCCGCACCGCAAAACCACAACCCGCCACTGAGCGGGTTTTTTATTGCCCGTTCGGGCGCAACCCAGCGTCGGCCCATGCGGCCGCAAAGGAACTACCATAGCTTTCTCGATCCCTGACGGCACCACCATTCACCTGGGCGCCACATTCGGCACCGCAGTCTCCATCACCGCGATCAGCAACGCGGCCACCGCAGTTGTTACTGCTGCTGCGCACGGCTTTGCTGCCGGCGACATCATCACCCTCAAGAGCGGCTGGCAGCGCATCAACGAGCGCGTTTTCCGCGTAGCCAACCCGGCGTCAGGCACCTTCGAGCTGGAAGGCCTGGACACCAGCGACACCAGCGCCTTCCCGGTCGGCACCTCGGCGGGCAGCGCAGTCAAAACGCTGACCTTCACCCAGATCACTCAGGTGATCGGAATCAGCACTTCTGGCGGTGATCAGCAGTTCGCCACCGTGTCGCCGCTCGAGTCCGACTTCGAAATCCAGATCCCGACCATGTACTCGGCGCAGAGCCTGTCCATGGAAATCGGCGACGACCCGACTCTGGCTGGTTATCAAGCTCTGAAGAAGGCCGCCGACGCCCGCGCCATTCGTCCGCTGCTGCTGCAGAACAAGAACGGCTCGAAGATTTACTACTACGGCTACGTGTCCCTGAACGAGACGCCAACCAAGAACAAGGGCCAGGTCGACACCGTGAGCTCGTCGTTCTCCCTGCTCTCCCGTCCAACCCGTTACGCCGCCTAAATAGCGGTCAAGGCGGGGGAGACGGTCCCTCGCCTTATTTTCTCTACCCCATAAGGAGCCGACATGGCCAAGTTCAAGCTGGAAGTGAAACCGACCTTCAAAGCCAAGATCCAGATGCCACTTCACGGCGGCGACACCGTCGAACTGGAATTCGAATTCAAGCACCGAACCCGCGACCAGCTTGCCGAGTGGGCTAAGGGCCTCGCCAAGCTCAAGGACGTTGATCTTCTCGACGACGTGCTGACCGGATGGAACATCGACGAGCCGTTCTGCCGCGAATCGCTGGAGCTTCTGTGCCAGAACTTCTCCGGCGCCCCTCGCGTGATCCTGGACGCCTACCTCGGCGAACTTTCCCAGGCCCGCCAAAAAAACTGATTGCCTCGGCTCGCGCTCTGTACCAGGGCGCAGCGGCTGAGGATCAAATGGCGGCGTTTGGCTTCAGCGCCGAGGACTTCGAGGTTGAGGTCGGCGTCTGGCCGGACTGCTGGGCGTCCTTTGAGTGCTTTGCAGCGATGCAGACCCAGTGGCGCACGGGCATGTCCGGTGCAACCGGCCTCGATTACGTGGCACTTGAGCCGGTCATGCGGCTACAGGGCATCCCAAAGGCCGAGCACAAAAGCACCTTCGAGGATATCCGCACAATGGAAGCAGCGGCGCTTGAGGTAATGCAGGCGAATCGCGGCGATTAATTCAGAACACAGGGCCCGCATCGGCGGGTTTTTTATTGCCTGGAGACTCATATGACCTCGATTGCCGAGCTTGGCATACGCATTAACTCGGACGAGGCCACGCAGGCGGCAGACGACCTCGACAAGCTGGCCCTGTCTGGCGGCAAGGCCGAAAAGGCCACCTTGTCGCTGGCCCAGTCTGCTGATAAGGCTGAGGAGTCCATGCAGGGCTTGGGGGCTCAGACCAAGACCACCGAGAAATCCACTGAAGGATTGACCAGGCAAACCGAAAAGCTGGGCGTTTCCGCCAAGCAGACGGCCGCGGCCCTTCGTGGCGTTCCGGCGCAGATGACCGACATTGTAACCAGCCTCCAGGCTGGCCAGGCTCCGCTGACCGTGCTCCTGCAGCAGGGCGGCCAGCTCAAGGATATGTTCGGTGGCGTCGGCCCGGCAGCGAAGGCGCTGGGTGGCTATGTCGCGGGCCTGATCAACCCGTTCACCCTGGCGGCGGCCGCAGCCGCTGGCCTTGGGTTTGCCTACTACAAGGGCGCCGAAGAGTCTGCGCGCTACAGGGAGGCACTGATCCTGACCGGCAATGCGGCCGGCACCTCGGCTGATAGCCTGTCGGCCATGGCCGGCAAAATCGGCGAAACCGTCGGAACCACTAGCAAAGCAGCCGACGTACTGGCTCAGATGGCCGGCAGCGGAAAGCTTGCCAGCAGCAGCTTTGAGGCGGTCGCTACGGCGGCCCTGCAGATGCAGGAGTCAACCGGACGGGCTGTTGCCGAAACGGTCGCCGAGTTCGTAAAGATCGGCAAAGACCCGGTTGCAGCTGCCAAGGAGCTGAACGACCAATACGGATTTCTGACGGCTTCCGTCTACGCGCAAATCGCCTCTCTCAAGGAGCAGGGCCGCGAACAGGAAGCGGTCAAGCTGCTGACGGACACCTACGCAGACACCGTTCAGAACCGATCCAAGCAGGTGGTCGAGAACCTGAACCTTTGGCAGCGGGGCTGGAACGGGATCAAGTCTGCAACCAGCGAAGCGCTGAGCGGGCTGGCCAGCGTGGGCCGTGAACGCAGCATGAGCGAGCAACTTGCAGACGCTGAGGCCCGACTAGCCCAGATGACAGCCGGCGGTCGCGATGCTGCGAAGGAAGACCCGTTCCGCTATGAGGCGGACACAAAAGAGATCGCCCGCCTCAAGATCGCCTTGCAAAACAACGCACTGAATGAAGCAACTGAAGGTCTTCGAGGGCAAAACCAGAAAGACGCCATCGCCGGCATCGAGCTGATCAACAAAGAAGCCGGCGCGGCCGCCACCAATGTCGAGAAGCTGAATGATCGCCTTTCGGCTCTGGATAAGGCGCGAACGAAGAACATCACCAATGACTCTTGGAGTTCTGACGAGCAGGCCAAGTATGAGAAGGCCGCGGCAGCACTGAGAAAGCAGATTGCCGATGACCAGGCCAAGGCTGCGAAGTTGCCAAACTCCGCAGTCGATCTCACCGCGTTCAACGACGCCCAGAACAAGCTGAAGCTGATCACCGACGAATACCAGAATTCCCAGCGGATCCTGGATGCGGCGCAAAAGAACAGCCTGATCACGCAGAAGGAATACAGCGAGCAGAGCACGGCCCTGGTCGAGAAGGATAAGGGGCGAATCACAGCGGCGTATCAGGCTGAAATCGATGCCCTCGAATCGATCAAGGGTAGAAAAAGCACTTCGTCCGATCAGCGAATCGCGCTTGACCAGAAGATCGCAGACGCCCGGGCCAATATGGTCAAGGCCGAGCAGGACGCAGACACCAAGCTCAACATCCTGTCCACCAATGAGACGGGCCGCCTCAAGAAGCAAGAGGCAGCAGTGCAGTCCTACGTCGATGCGCTGAACGATCAGCTTTCGACGACCAAGAAGCAACTGGAGTTGTCGGTTGCCGGCGTCGGCATGGGCGACGAGGCCCGTCGTCGCCTGCAGGAAGATATCAAGATCCAGCAGGAGTACCAAGACAAGCTGGACAGACTGTTGGCTCAGAAAAACAAAAACCAGATCGACGACAGCGTCTACAAACAGGAGACAGCGGCCGTTCGGCAGGCCTTGGCTCAGCGCCTGGCCATGCAGAAGGATTACTACAGCGCCGTCGAAGCAGAGCAGACCAACTGGCTCAACGGCGCCACATCGGCCTATGAGACGTATCTGGAGCAAGTCAAAAACGTTGCAGGGCAAGTCAACTCGGCTTTCACCAAGGCCTTCACCGGCCTCGAGGACGTGCTGGTCAGCTTTATCACGACTGGCAAGGCATCGTTCAAGGATTTCGCGAACACAATCATTGCCGAGATCGCCAGGATTGCCGTCAAGTCCCAGGTGATGCCGGTCATTCTGGGGACGCTTGGCCTTTCTGGCAGCGCCGCGGCGAGCGCTCTTGGCGGCTCCGCTGGCTCTGCTGGTTCGGGCGGTATTGGCCTTGCGGACGTTGCCAACTACGGAACGTCGGCCTACAAGTTCCTGAGTGGTACCGGCAGCAATCTCTATGGCGCCTATCAGGCAGGCGGCCTGAGCGGTGTTTACGACTACGGCAGCAGCGCAGTCGGCGGCATGTTCAGCAGTGGCAGCGGTTCCACCGCGGCTGGATATGCCAACGTGTCGAACTTCTCGGCCGGGGCTGGCGGCAGCGTTAACGGCATAGCGGGCTCAGGCCTGAGCGGTCTGGGTGCCGCCGGTTACGGGCTCGGCGGTGCGCTGTACGGTTACGGTCAAAGCGGCGTCAAGGGTGCTGTAGCTGGCGGGGTCGGCGCTGCAGCCGGTGCTGTAGCCGGGCAGATCCTGATCCCGATTCCAGGCATAGGCGCGGCCATTGGTGCGGCCATCGGCGGATACCTGGGCGGCTCACTGTTTGGCGGAAAATGGCAGACCAAGGACCAGGGCATCCAGCTCGGCGTTGAGGATGGTGATCTCAGTGCCAAGCAGTTCGAGTACCAGAAGAAAAAAGGCGGGCTGTTCTCCAGCAATAAGAAGCGCACCCGCCTGTCTGCGCTCGATCCTGAAATGCAGGCATCGCTGGATGCGACCTATGACGCCACCGAAGGGGCTGTGCTTGGCCTGTTCGATCGCCTCAACGTAAACCTGAACGACGGCGTGCTCGACGGCCTGAACGTCGCTGCGACAAAGATCAGCACCAAGGACAAGACTGCCGAGCAGATCCAGGAGGAGGTGACCAAGTGGTTCAGCAGCACCGCTGACTCGATGGCCTCGGCGATCAATTCGGCAACAGGGTCAGGCCTGGATGGCTACAACGTCGAGGCGCTGACGGCGTTCGTGCAGAACCTCGAAAGCGTCAACTCGGTCATGACCAACCTGAACGTCGGTCTGTTCGATGTGTCGGTGACTGGCGGCAAGATGGCTGAGCAGTTGTCGGCCATGGCTGGCGGATTCGATGCGCTGTCAGCTCGCGTCAACACTTACTACGCCAACTTCTTCAGCGAAACCGAGAAGGCTGACGACACCCTGGAGGCCGTCAACAAGCAGTTCGCGAATCTGAATATTGCGCTGCCGGAAACCCGCAAGGGTTACCGGGATATGATCGAGGCGCTGGACGTGACCACCGAGGCCGGCCGGTCCATGTTCATCACGCTGACTGGCCTGGCCGGCAACGCAGCGGCGTCCTACTCGATCCTTGAGCAGCGCGCGGCAGCGGCCGAGGAGGCCCAGAAGGCGGCAGCGGAAGCGGCTCAAAAGGCAGCGGAAGAAGCGGCCAAAGCCATTGTTGACTCCCTGATGGGGGCGGTGAACGCTGCATATGGTGCGGTTCAGCGGGCCGTTGCCGCCGAGCAGAAAGCGGTCACCGAGGCTTACAACGCTCGCGTTACATCGCTCAACGACATGCTCAGCACGGCAGGCAGTAACGTCAGCGACTTGACTGGAGTCAGCAATGACCTCGGCACTGCGCTGAAGCGGTTGCGTGGCGACTCGGACGAGGCAGTCAAGGCGCTGCGCAATCAGGCTCAGGCCACGCTGCAAGGCGCCTTGGAAAAGGCTCGCTCGGGCGGATCGTTGGCAGACTTCACCGGTCTCAGCGATGCGCTCGACGTACTCGACAGCAACAACACCGACGCCTACAGCTCAATGCTGGACTTTCAGCGTGACCAAGGGCGCACCGCCAACAAGATTGCCGAGCTCAATGCGCTGAATGGCAAGCAACTGACCACTGCAGAGCAGACAGTGAAAACCCTGCAAGAGCAGCTGGATCAGGCTGAAAAGTCGTATGACGATCAAATGGCGCAGTTCGATCAGCAACTGGCGTTCGCCCAGGCGCAGATGGATGCGCTCAACGGCATCGACTCATCAGTCATTGACGTGGCGACGGCGATATCGGCAATGAGTGCCACGGTGGTTGCCGCGATCTCTGCCATCACCGGCTCAGCGGCGGACGGCACCGCAACCAACAATGATAATTTGGTCGAGTCGATTTACAACTCGGTGCTCGGTCGCAAATCGGACGCTGAAGGCAAGGCCTCTTGGGTTAGTGAGCTTCAATCGGGCGCCCTTACCTATGACCAGATCGCAGCCAGGGTGGCAGCCACCGGAATCACAACCGAGGGCGATGGTTCGGCCGGTCAGGCCAATGCCAAAAGCTACCTGGAGCGGTATGTGTCGGGCGCATACAAGTCGGTATTGCATCGCGATGCCGACCGGTCTGGGCTCGATTTCTGGATTAGCCAAATGGCCTCTGGCGCGATGACCCCAGACCAACTGACAGCATTGCTGTTTGGGTCGGATGAGTACGCGCAGAAAAAAGCGGCCGGCATACCGGGCTTCGCTGCCGGTGGCAGCTTCGGCGGCGGCCTGCGCCTGGTTGGCGAGAACGGTCCGGAACTGGAGGTTACAGGCCCGAGCCGGATCTACAACGCCAACCAGACGGCCGCGATGCTCAAGGGGGGAAATGGGCGGGAGGCGGCAGATGAGGTGCGTCAACTCAGGGCTGAGCTCAAATCGGCGCTATTTGCGATCGCGAAAAACACCATGAAAGCAGCGAAAAACACCGACCTGCTGCCGCAGAAACTGGAACAGGAGTTGTTCGCGTGAGGATTATTGAGCCGATAGAAATCACGCCCAGCATGTCGACCCTGGGCCCCATGGGGGCCTTGCTGGTTGAGCCGGATGCTGAGCCGCTGATTGTTCAAGTTGGGCAGGCTTTCCAAGTTGCATCACTCATTACCAACGTTCCAGAAGCCGACTACGCAGTCTGGGTCTCTACTACGGCCTACGTTGTCGGCGGCCGGGTAATGCTGAATAGCCGCAACTATGAGGCGCTTGTTGCCAATACCAATGTGAGCCCCGAGGCGGCGCCTACTGACCCGCCGACCTGGCTGGATTTGGGCGCAACCAACCGTTGGAAGATGTTCGACGACAAGATCGGTACCGCCACCACAAACCCAGAAAGCATTTCGGTAACGGTCGCGCCGGGCAGGGCGACCGATGCGCTGGCGTTCTTCGGCATCGAGGCGGCCTCGATCCTGGTACGGGTGACCGACCCCTATCAGGGCATCGTGTACGAGTCGCAGGCCTCGCCTGTGTCAACCGACGGGATCACGGATTGGTATGACTACTTCTTCAACCCTGTCGAGTTGAATGAAGACTTTGTGATGCTGGATGTGCCGGTAGGGAATTACGGCTCTATCGAGATCGTCATCTCCCAGCCGGGCGGCGTGGCCAAGGCCGGCGCGCTGATTCTGGGCAAGATGGCCGAGCTTGGCAAAGCGCTGTACGGCACATCTGTGGGAATCACCGATTACAGCCGCAAGGATTTTGATGACTTCGGCAACGTTACCGTCATCGAGCGCGGCTATTCCAAGCGCGCCGAGTTCGACCTGGTGATCGAGACGGCGAGACTGAGCGCGGTTCAGCGCACGCTCGCCAGGCACCGCGCAAAGCCGATCGTCTGGATCGGCGAGGCCGGTTACCAGTCGACCATTCTCTATGGCTATTACCGGGAATTTAACCTGGTGATCAGTAGCCCGACGGTGTCGGACTGCTCAATTTCTGTTGAAGGACTTGTTTAATGACGACGCCAACCATCGCGCCACTTCCGAAGGCGCCCAGCCGGCAGAACGCCGCCGGGACATTTGCAACACTGGCGGACAATTTCATGCAGGCGCTGCCGCCCTTCGGCGACCAGGTCAATGTGGTTGCGGCCTACATCGATCAGTGCGTTGAAACGGCCGCTGAAAGTGCGCAGCAGGCCACTATCAATGGTGAGGTCCAGGTGTCCGCGGCAACCACGAAGGCCAGCGCGGCCGCTCAAAGCGCTCAGGTAGCTACTGACCAGGCGGTAATTTCGAAAGCTCAAGCCGAGATCAGCAAGGCCTCGCGCGACACTGCGCAGGCTGCTGCGGCGGCGGCCCAATCCTCTGCTGGCTTGCCGGCCGTAGCAGGGAAGGGCGGGCTCCCTCTTGTAGCCAAGATGGACGGGACCGGCGTGGAGTTTTCAGGCAGCCTGCGGCGCTATGACCTGGACGTGATCCCGGCCACCGCCGCGCTTGATCTATCCATCAGCCAGGTGTTCAGAATCAGCGCCACCGTGCCGCGCACGCTGTCGCTCACCAATGCGCCATCGGCCACCCGGGCGATGTCCGTTGTAGTGCACATCACCGGTACTGCCGCAATAACGTGGCCTGCCGGAATTCTGTGGGACAACAGCCAGGCGCCGGCCCCCGGCGCCGAGTGGATGACAGTGATCCTGATCTGGATCGGCACGGGGTGGGTCGGCAAGGTGGGGGCGCGCTCATGATGGAAGCGGCATTTATGGGTGGCGGCCTGCTGGGCCCCCGCTCTGCGTGGCTGTTCATTGGCGTAACGAATCTTCTGTCAGATGGCTCAGCGCCGGCTGCGCCTCAGTTTCCAAGTGGCGTACAGCCTGGCGACTTGGTCGTGGGGGTCATGTCACCGCGCAGCGAATCGATCCATACCACCATGACTTCGGAAGGGTGGCAGCGCTGGGACAACGGATCGCAGGACTACGTCTGCGCGGCGAGGTATGTCCCGGGTCTCCCGCCGCCACGATGGGAAAAGGCCGCATCCAATCCCCTGTATGTATCGGTCCTGGTGTTCCGCGCTCCGGGCTGGTCAAACATCAAGCTTGAATCGCAGGTTTCCCCGGCTGCACCGGTTGATATTACGACCCGAGCACAGAATGAGCTTGTGTTGAGCGTTGGCATCACGCCGCAGACAACGAAGGGTTGGGCTGGATATATGCCGGGGGCCGTAGCAACCGCAAGAGTCGAGAGAGCCCTCTCTCCAGCCATGCAGGTCTACTCGGCGAACATCGAATACCCCAAGCAGCTGCTGGGAGTTTACGTCGACACGCTCTCTGGCGCTGAACGCAACCTGATCCTCACCGCGTTCTGAAGAAACCTATTTAACCAGGCCGTCCTTATGGGCGGCTTTTTTGTGCCTGGAGAAAAGACACATGGCTTACAACAGCGCCCATACCGGCCCAGAGATTGACGCCGCCGTACAAATGCTCGGGCAGATCCAAGACGCTCGGGATGCAACAGCCAGCGACCTTGTCGAAGTCTCTGCCTTGGCTTCCCAGGTTGACGATAACGCCGATCAGGTCGCAACCAAGGCGGCAACCGTCAGCGCGCAAACTGCCCAGGTTCTGGCTCGCGCGACCGAGGTAGAGCAAGCGCACGACGAGACCCTTTCGGCCTCTGTGGTGGCGGTAAGCGCCAAGGATGCCGCTTCGCTTTCCGCCGGCTCCGCCCAAACAAGCCAAGCCTCGGCGACCTCCAGCGCCTCTGCGGCCGCTCAAAGCCAGGTCGCAGCCGGTCTTTCAGAGCAGATTTCGGCCGAGAATGCGGAATCCAGCAGCGCCGATCGGCTTGTTGTGGAGACGCTCGCGCAGCAAGTCGAGGCGGATAGCGCGTCAGCGCAGATCAACGCTGATAGTGCTGCTCTCAGTGCTCTGAATGCGGCCGCTGTTGTGACTGGCGGAACTGCAACTATTGCCCCGGCCCCTGGGAAAATCCCTCTGGCAGATGCGGGCGGGAAAATTAATTCCGATTGGCTCAGCGCGGACGTGGCGCGGTCTCAGGCGATTGCCGACATCCAGGACGCCACTGACCCTGCTAAGGGCGCGACTAAGGTTGGCTGGGACGGTGAAACTGTCGGCTCTCAGTTGGATCAAGGCAAGAAGCTGGCCGATTATGCAGCCTTGCGCAGTTACTCAGGTCGGGCTGACCGAGTAGTCATTACCAAGAAAGGGATCGCCGGGGCGTTTAAGAGCCTTGGCGTTGTGGGGGGGTATGTTGATGATGGTGGTGTGACCATCATCAGCACTAACGGGGTGGTTTGGCAACGTGTCGATACTTCTACTATTGATGTCGTGAAGTTCGGTGCCGTGAGTGGCCAGAACTGCGATGTCGCGTTTGCTGCTGCGGCGAACTATGCACTGTCCAAGCAAAATGGCACTCGCAAGACTCCTCCGGTGCATGTTCCAGTAGGCAATTGGTATCTCACCACGGCTACCCCGGCCGCCTTGTGGAAGCTTGAGGCTGGAGCTGAGATGTTTGATCTGCCTGGTGTTCCGCCGTCGTACCAATCCGATACCAGTTACCTGACCGGTACGGTTATGCGCTTCAGTGGTATCGATCAGTACACCACCCTGTACGTGGGCGATTCTGCTTACACCAGCCAAAAGAAAACTGGCCGCGTACTTGCAGCGCAGCTTATGGGTGCGTCTAACCGTGCGGCGGGCGGCGTGTCTGGGTTCTCTTACTCGTCAGGTCGCGATGGTGCTGACCAAGCCTGTATCGGTGTCGCCGGCCAAGGCTACAACGACAACGTAACCACACCAAAAACCGTTTGGGGGCTGTACGGCGAAGGGATTCGGGCGTTACCAGGCACCGGCAATGCGTTTGGCTGCGAGGTATCCACGTTCAACTACGCACCGCTGATCTCTAATAACCCTTATCAGCAACCTGGCGAGACGTCTGGGGTCACTTGTGCTTATTGGGCAAGTGCTATCGGTGACTACGATTCTACTGCTGCTTTGGGTGTAATCCCCGCAGGCAAAAAGTTTAACCGAGGGATCATTTTCTACAATAACTCCCTGGTCACTGATGAAGCAGTGGCCATGCCGTTTGGTATGAAAGTAGGCTGGCACCTTTCTTCCACTTCTGGGATGGCCTCCTACGTCAGTTCCGCAACGCATCGCCAGTATTCTGTAGATGGTCCTTGTCTCATGCAGGGGGTGCGTGGCGGCGCTACAACTGGACTCAACACCTTACTCAAATACGACACATGGAACGGGAACAACTCAGGAGCTGAAGTTGTATTGGGTGAAACTCGCCTGTACCAAACCTCTGCATTTGCTTCAGGGACTGCGGCGTCTCGCTGGGATTGGTCGGTGCGAAAATCAACAGGCGAGACGGTACGGCTGTACTTTTCTTCGACTTCCCTTTATCCCGAGACGACTAATGGCCCGTCGCTTGGCCTGTCGAGCAACCTATGGTCTGTTGTCTATTCCGCGACAGGTACAATCAACACCTCAGACGAGCGCACCAAACAGCAGATTCGACCTATTGATGACGCTTGCCTGGAAGCATTGGCCAAAGTCAAATGCATACAGTACAAGTTCAATGATGCAGTGGAGATAAAAGGTGATGGGGCGCGCTGGCACTTCGGCGTTTCCGCCCAACGAGTCAAGGAGGCTTTCGAGTCGGAAGGGCTGGATGCCTTCGATTATGGCCTGCTCTGCTACGATGAGTGGCCAGAACAGCCAGAGATCAAAGACGAAGACGGCAATGTGATGCAACCATACGTCGCTGCCGGCAATCGTTACGGCGTCCGTTACGAAGAAGTTCTAGCTGCTCAAACTGAGCGTCTTAATCGCGCAATTCAGCGCCTTGAGGCTCGATTGGCTCTGCTAGATGGGGCCTAGCATTATTCCGCCTGAGCCCAATATGACTCAATCGCAACAGTCAGCCGCCTTGATCGGTTTTTTTGTACCTGAAGAATGCCCGCTCCGAGCGGGCTTTTTTATGCCTGGAGAAAATAAATGACGGCAATTTAAAGAGACCGTGACATCCTCTCGCGCTTCTGGGCTAGTCTCGCGGAAGACGCCTACCGATCCTGCTGAGACCGGTAATGCGGCTATCTTCAATTCATAGTTCTAGCTGGTTTTCCTGTTGGATTTCTGGAGCTAAACCGCTCATAGCTTCGCGACACGCCGCCAAGTGGAAATTACCTTTTGAAGTGGGATGAGATTTCAAAATTTGCGCAAGGTTTTGCAATGTTGAGGCATCCATTAGCGAGTATTTTTTCTTTATTTCATTGGATATTGAGAATCCACTGCTCGGCGCCCGGATCAAGAATCTTGAGGTTAACTCGATCAATAAATGATCGGGGCGCTCAGAATCTACAGCGCACCAATCTATGTCGGCTCCTGAAATAATCCTAACTACTCTGGAGAAAGAGTGTGAAAGGCTATTCGCCAAAAATACGGAAAAAGAATCTCCGAATATCATGATGGTTTTTTTATTGGCTGCGTTAGGGTTCTCATAAACTGCAATGTTCCCCCTATTCGCTACGCTATTATCAAATACTTTATGCTTGATAAGCCTATGTATGTCGCTGACTAATAGAGCGCTTTCGGTTTTTGGGGGTGTGAGTTTTGAGCCTAGATCCCCGGCAAACTGCTTTACGACATATTCAACGTTCGGGGGCTCGTAAACAAATCCAGCCCTTCGACAGAAAGCGGCAGCAGCTAGTGATGCTCCGTAGTCATTCCAGTGGGAATCTGTTTTGAAATATGCGAACTCTTTATCCTTGACCAGTTCTGCCTCTGGATTCAGGAGGTTGGCCATTTTTGAAAAGTGCACCGAAAACTGTTCTATTGGGGTTATGCTTGCCTTTTTTTCATGGTAGTGCTCAGGGTAAATATATTCTTTCGCTGGTGCGACCATGAACGTGAAAGGCTTCAGTGATCGCAAGGACCAAGAATTGAGTGCGTCAAAATACGTTCCCCACTTGCCTATGACATCGTCTGGAATAAGTGTTTTTCCAATAAACTGATTAATGCTTTCGTTTGTATCATTGGCAAGAAATAGGTGTCCCTGACCACCAACTATAACCTTTGCATTTGAGTTTGATAAATTCGCCTCAGCTAGCCAATATATCTTGCCTCCGCAATTTGCCCCAATTTTAAACGATCCCTGATAATCAATAGGATACCTTGCGCCGCACTTAAGTGGAGCACCCTGGAACAACGCCTGGACATCTGGACGGTCTCTGTTCGGACTAAAATTAGCCTCTGGCATATGGCTAAACACAAAGCTAACAGGCGCTCCATCAAGACTGTAAATCCATCCGCAGAATCCTATGTAAAGATTGCTAGCGTCGCAAGGCGATCCAGATTTGGGGAGGTCTATCGCGTACTTGATATTGCTTTGACCAGTTTCTATCTTTGTGATGATTAGGCTTTGCTTAAAATCCATTTTTCTTTCCGCGCTGTATTTAAGTAAGTCTGAAAATTCAGTTTCTGTGGGTACCTTCGCAGCAAAGCATTGCCTTGGCCGAGGCTAAATTGGCCAATAGTAGCTTTTCGGCTTCACGCCCGTCACGCGCGGGCTTTTTTTCGCCTGGAGAAAGGTATGCCCATCACATCGCAGCAACTGCTGCAGATCCTCCCGAGCGCCGGCAAGCAAGCCGGCGTTTTTGCGTCCGCGCTCACCCTGGCTATGGATAAATACCAGATCAACACGCGGCTGCGCATGGCAGCCTTCATTGCCCAGGTCGGCCATGAGTCCGGCCAGTTCCGCTACGTGCGCGAGCTGGGCGGCGACCAGTACCTGAGCAAGTACGACACCGGGACGCTGGCTGCTCGCTTGGGCAATACGCCCCAGGCTGACGGCGACGGCCAGAAGTACCGCGGCCGTGGCCTGATCCAGATCACCGGCCGCGACAACTACCTCGCGTGCAGCAAAGCCCTGTTCGGCGATGACCGCCTTCTGCGCACGCCTGAACTGCTCGAGCAGGCCGAGTGGGCGTGCAAGTCGGCGGCCTGGTTCTGGAATTCGCGCAGCCTGAACGCTCTGGCTGATAAGGGTGACTTCCAAGGGATCACTCGTCGGGTCAATGGCGGGCTGAATGGCCTGGCAGAGCGCGAGGCCTTCTATAAGGCAGCGCTGAAAGTTCTGGCCTGATCGGTTGCGGGCATCCGGTCATGGCTTTTCCTTCTCGAGCAGATATGCCGGAAGGGTCAGAGGCCAGAGCGCGCCTGCCACAACGGCCAATAGCAACATCGCAAGCGCTGCCAGTGCGAAGATTGCAGGAGCGAAGCGCTCTAGCATCTCGACAGGCACGCGCTCCTTATCGGCGACCTCGCGCATCCATTGTGGAAGCTCACGACCGATGAATAACACGAACAGGACCGTCGTAGCGATTGCGCCGGCCAGGTACAGCGACCATAGGCTCATGGCTTCATCTCGCATTCGTCGCATCGGTAGACCTTGTGCGGCACAAGAGGGCCAAATATCCAGAATCGACGCACCAGTCGCTCAACCGGCCAAAGCGCTCCCCACTCTTTGCATTTTGGACAAGTTCCGAATGCCTTCATGATTTCATCCTCGCTGTTGTGTATTCCATCCGGGGGATTTAAACCCCCGGTCGGTCGTTGTATTCCGTGGCCTGTAGCGGTGTGGTAGCTGAAAAGCTGCTGAAACCGCATTTAGGCGTGGCTGATAGTCCCTTTCTAGTCACCCGTTTTTTTGTCAGCGGGCATGGCCGTATCACAAAGCTCTAGAATCCACTCGATCCATTCCTTTCGCTGCCTGTACTGCGGCTCATCGTCTCCCGGAACTACAACCTTGTGAGATGGACCGTGATTGATCGACCTGACGGCACTGATCAGCTCGGCCAGTTTCGCCTTGAGCTGGTCGCGCTCGTCCAGCAGTGCGTCATAGTCTGAGGCGATAACGACCTCGGGACCATGCGGTGCATAGTTGATGCGGTTGCCAACTTCAGAAAGCATTTTCACGACTTTATAACGATGAACCTCGCTCATTGCTCGCCCTCCTTGCTCACGGCGTACTTCAGCGCCTCGGCCACCTGATCAGCCAGATCGCCAGAGTCACCAAATTCCTCATCGACAGCCTCGCCATCGCCATCGAGCAGGCTCACGGTGCCGGCGTCGCGTTCGATCTCGATAACCACCTGCCAGCCATCAGGAAGGCTGCCCGCCGCCATCTGGACGTTCTGGTACAGCTCGGCTTGCCGTTGTGCGTGACGATGAAAAAAGGCGTCCTTGCGTAGCGCCTCGACCTCACTCTTCATCCGGTCGCGCTCGGCAGTCACATCGATCAATTGAGCGGCAAAGCAATCGCACTTCCCGAGCCATTCGCCGTCGAGCTGGTGCACGTCGCCCGAATCGCCGCAGCTCCAGCACGACGGGCCGTGTCGCCAAACCTCAAGCTCTTGCTCGAGTTGCTGATAGGTCTGTTTGGCCTCGGTCATGGCTTGCTCCATTCTTCGATAATTTTAAGGCAGCGCTTGCACGTCACCTGATCCTTGTACTGCGTGAGTTGCGCGTCGCCGACCTCGGTCCCGCAAATCAATGTGTCAGGGTGGTCGGTGTCTGCTTCGGTGCCGCCGTCAAAGTCGTCGTAATGCAGCTTCAGCTTGCTCATTGCGCGATCTCCTTTTTCGGCGTAAAGCGCGACGGCGCCCAGTCGCACGCTTCATCCTCAGGGATATGCCCGAACATCATCGTGCACCGACGGCAGTGCACACAGTCACCGCAGGTCTTGCCTTCGGGCAGGTTCATACCATCGTCAACAATGGCGCGGCGGTAGGGTTGGCGTTGTTCGCTCATACGGCACCTGCTTTTGTTGGCTCTACGCCGGCGGACAGGGCAGCACGGGCGACAGAGCCGTCCTCGATAAACCACGGCTGTTCTTCATGCCAAAGGATGTTCATTGGCTCTCCGCTCACGCTATCCCAGTTCAGGCCATCGTCCGTAGAGTAGTGGTCGCGGTCAGCGTAGAACTTCAATGCGGCGCGCAGGCTCGCAAGCTCGGCAAGGTCTGGCTTTTCGTCACGCTGCCAGGCAATAACCTTGTTCGCCTCATCCAGAGCCAATCGCAGCCCGTCGCGGCCTTCAGTCATGCGCGCCAGATCGCCCCGCAACTCATCCTGCTTTTCGATTGCAGCCTTGTACGCAACTTCAGAGTTGTGTTCGTTGCGTTTGGCGGCGGCCAGCTCTTCCCGCAAAGCATGCTCGCGCTCTCCCGCGGCGACATAGGCTTCGCGCAGCGACTCGACCTCGCCGGCATCGGATCGGGTGAAGAGTGGAACCAAGTTACCCTTTGGCGATTGCTCCCCGAAGGCGTAGCAGCACTCATCTTTTCGAAGCGTTGCCAGTACATCCGGCTTGATCCACGCCGCCGGCTGCGTCTCGACTGCCAGCCGCTCAGCTGCCGATTCCAGCAACTGGCGGGCCAGCCCGCAGACGCCGTTCGGCACAAGTGCGCCTTTGCTATCGAGGGCCAGCAGCGACTTGATGCTGTCGACCAGTTTGGCGTTATCGCCTTTGAAGCTGTACGGCGTGCTCTCTTCCTTGCTCATCACTCACCCCTTCGTTTATTTTTCGCCGGACTGCCCGGCCTCATTGATTCGGCGTTAGGCCATGAAAGCCAGTACCGGGTAAATCTCTTGCGGTGCACGGCCAGTCAGCACCAGGAAGCGGCGCCACACGCCATAGGGCGGACTCTTGCTGCCATCCTTGAATGCTCGAACCCTGCGATCCGATGACAGACCGAGCAGTCCGGCCAGCTTGGCGTCGGTGCCGTACTCGGGGAAATGCGACTGGAAGTGCCGGAAATAGGCGCCCGCTATGTCCCGGTGCGGAGGCTCCCAGCCTTCGGCCTCACGTAGCAAGTGGGTGCGCGGGTATTGGCTTTCATCTACTTCGGTCTGGCCAGGCAGGCGCGGCGCCTTGAGGTTCGCCTTGAGCTGCGCCACTGCTTCCTTTGTGGCGGCCTCGAAAATGAAGGCCTGTTGCTCGCTGATCGCCGGTAACTCGATGTTCATGGTGCGCTCCTGTTGCGCTGGGTGTCGGTAAAGAGTCCGGGGCCTTTCGGCCCCTTCCTCACCGTGGTGACAGTTCGATGCGTCGAACGTCTTGGACACGGATATTGACCAGGCTCAGCGTTCCGGTTGCCACCCTTTGCCAGTCTCCTCGCTGATGAATCGCTGCGAGGCAGTAGAAAAGGTAATCCGGTAACAGAAGATCGATTCGTTCCACCCTTACCCCGATATGCTCGGGGTTAAACACCCGGGTAGGCTCTCCGCATCGATCCGCTGAGCCCCGCCGAACTATCCAGAAATGCGCCTCGGGAAAGTTCGTGCGGATGGTCGCCACCTCAGAAAGTCTCATTACGCTCTCCGCTGGCGGCATGACTAGCCCCCTCAGCGTCGAGTGGCTTTCTGCATGCCACCAACAGGAGTGATTATAGGATCATTGATCCTATTAAGATAGCGTTATTTTAGGTCTTTTGATCCTATTTCGATGATTGGTATCTGGCCCGATCATCGCCTTGCGTGGCCCCGCCAAACATCGCCGCCGCCTTATCCCCCGACGAGTCGCCATCGGTTGGAATCCAGCGCCCGTATACCCGCGCAATCATGAGCCAGGATGCGTGCCCCATCTGCTTGGCCACCCACATAGGATGCTCGCCCGCGCTCAGCATCATGGATGCGTAAGTGTGCCGGGTCTGGTACGGGTTCCGGTAGCGCACGCCTGCCCGGCGGATGGTCGGCGTCCAGAATGACTTCCTGATCTCCTGGTCACCGTTGAATGCCCGGTTGTGCCTCGGGTCGTGGAAAACAGCCTTCCCTTCTATATAGGTGTGCTCGCGCTGGGCCTTCAGCGCCTCGAACGACATGGGCAACAGGCGCACACTGCGTACCCCTGCCGCTGTCTTCGGCGTCTCTGCCTCGCTGGCCGCCGCCGTCAACCCCCGCGACACCCTCACTTCCCCGCGATGCCAGTCAATGTCGCCCCACTCCAGCGCTACCAGCTCCGACGTGCGCAGGCCGGTCCAGAATGCGAACTGCAACAGGTTCCGATACTGCCCGGTCGCCGCCGCCAGAATTGCGCGCTGCTCGTCAGGACTGAACGGGTCGATCTCGTCCTCGGTTCGCGGCTTGCCCTTCACTGAATACGTCCAGCCGGCCAGTGGGTTCGATTCGATCAGTTCGTCGTCTACGGCATCGCTCAGGGCCGAGCGCAGGCAGCTTTGCACGTTGGCCAGCCGCTTGTTCGTCGCCGACATCTTGGCCATGGCCGCCTTGACCTCTTTGCGCGTGACCGATGCCAGCGCCAGGCTGCCCAGCGCAGGGGCCAGCACCCCCGCAACGATCTTGCGGTAACCGTCCAGCGTGGATGCCTTCAGGATGCCGGCCTTGCGCTCAAGCCATTCCTCCAGGTACTGGCCCAGCGGCACCTGTCCCGACTGGCCGACAGCCGACGCCGCCCGCTTCGACCGGGGGAACGCCTCGGCGTATTCAAACTCGCCCCGGTGAATCGCCAGATCAATCGACGCCTTCTGCTGCTGCGCCCGCTTCAGGTTGGCAGGCGTAGGCTCCAGCGGCAGGCGCTCCCGGCACTGCTTGCCGTCGACCATAAAGCTGATCTCGATACTGCTTTTCGATGCCGCACGCACCCCGCGCTTCGCAGCCATACGCCACCCCTGACGATTCGTTTGTTTGGCCGACAGTTTAGACCTGTGCCGCGCTGGGCGGCAGAAGGCTGAGCAGGCTGTCAGCGAGAAATGCTTAGTATCGCAGAGGGGTTCGCCACGCAGGCCTCAAGGTATTTCGCCACGAACGGGACGAAGTGCTTGTACATGCCCCAGCCATTTGGAGAGTTGAATTTCTCGAAGTGAGCTGGGCGCTCTACCAGTTTGTGCAGCCCTTGCCGTAATCCCTCGGTAATGTCTTCCGCGGTTGTGGCGCCGATCTCCTCGGGCCTCCACAAGTGCTTATAGATTCCGGCCTCTTCGGCCATTTTGTTCAGGTTGTGGGTGATGTTCGCGTCATAGACGCACTTGCCATCGACGTACAGGGAGACATCAAGAGACATAGGTAGTCCTCGCCCGCCGTTCACCGGCAGGCTCTTGTGTGGGGTAGGGGTTAAGCCAGGAAGTGGTGGCCGATGGCGACAGATGCCGCCTCTGCTTCGGTGCTGAACATCAATTCGCTGGTACTGGGCGATCCCCAGCTTTCGTATCGGACCTTTCGCCACCATTTGCCGTAGGCTTCATATGGCTCGCCGATTATCTCTGTGACGTAGCAGTCGACCAGGTTCATAGGCACCCCGCGTAGTCTTCGAGCAGGCCGTCATAGTCCCGCTTCAGTCGGTCGCGCTCACTGGTCAGCGCCTCAACCTTGCGATGGATGTAGCGGGCGATTGTCTCACCTGGGCGCATGTCGGCGGCTGGCGTGCCTCGCAGGACGGCTTCCCATTCGTGGACGGTCAGTTGTTCGCTCATGGCTTCAGCTTCTCAATGGTGAATTTGAAGGTGCTGATGTCGTAGCCGCGCTCGATCAGTTCATCCTTGAGCGTTCGTCCGAACATCCCGGTCAATTTCTCGAAGTGCTCCATCAGGATTGGCGTATCGCGGCGGCAGCTCGACGATCCAGCATCGTTATGAGCCTCGCTGTTGCGCCAGAAGTAGGTCAGTTCGTTGCTGTCGCCCGGCTCATGCGCCCAAACGACAGTTACCGCGCTCTTCGTTCCGTCGTTCTTCGGGGCGCGCCGGCCCTTTGGATATCTCATGCCTTCACACTCCAAACGCTGCCGTCTACCAGGTCACCGCGGCGGACAAACTTCGCCCCGCCCGTCAGGTGATGCAGGATCGCGAACTCGGCAGAAGCCCGAGCCAGCGAGTAGGTGCGCCCGGTCGGGCGGGGGGTGTAGATCGTTTCCATGCGGGTTACTCCTGACTGAGGATGTCGAGTTGGGCCTTGGCGCATTCGTCCGGGCCGTGCGGCAGACGGTCCGGCTCGAGCACTTCGTACTCACTGTCATCACGGTGATGACCGGCTTCACGTCGCGACTCGTTGTCGAATCGATCGCACAACGCTTTGCTGATCGTGATTTCGTGGCTCTGCCTTAGCGCTTCGATTGCGCCGTCACGCCCGAGCGAGTGCAGATAGCGAATGCAGCCTTCCATCACCGATGCTTGCTCGGAATCCTCGGTCCAGAGCATCAGGTCTGCCAGCATGTTTCGGGCGCCAAGCCTGACCCGGTGCCGCAGCTCCTTCTCGTCGTACTGCTCGCGCTTCTTCGCGGCCTTCGCTGACCGCTCCTGCGTACTCTTCGCCATATCCCTATCCCTTATCCTGCAAAGCGCGTGCGGTACTGCACGATGTCGCGGACAGTCGAGGTTCCGCACTTGTAGATCTCGGCCAAGAAGCCGTAGCCCTTGCCGCCGGTTTCGTAGATAGCCCGCATTTCGGCTACCTGTTCACTGGTCAGCTTCGCCTTCTGATGCGATGCGCCGACCCGGCAGCCGCTGGGCGCCCTTGTGATCTGGCTCATAATTCGTCATCCCGGCAGATAGCCTCGGCCCACTTGATCGGCGACGAGCAGCGGATAACCTGGTTGATTACCGGTCGGCAGGCGATGCGGACCTTATCGCGCACTGAGTAGGCTGAAGCCTTGATGGCTGCATCGGTCCAGTGAATCCGGTAGGCGAGCAGCAGGATCAGGATCGCGTCCATCATCGTTAACTGGTGGCTGGTATTGGGCATAGTCATGGGTGATACCGCTGGAAGGTAGGTCGTGTTGATGTTGGCGCGCCCGCTGGCGCACCCTTGATCGAATCATTCGCACTGCGACGGACCAGGGAAGGTGATGCGGTAGGTATTCACCAGTCGATCCATCTTGTGCCAGCCGATGCCGAGGTGTGCCTGCGCCTTCTTTTTACCCAGGCCAATCTGTGCCAGAGACTTGATCCGCTCGACCAGAACCTTGTCCTCGATCGGGTTTACCTGCCTGCTGCCCGGGTTGCGTCCGGCGCCATTGCGCAGCTGAATTCCTGAAAGCTTGCAGACCTTCGTTATCCGGTCCTGAGAAACACCCATGTGCTTGGCCATTTCCGTCTTGGTCATCGTTTCGCTCAGCGTTCGGATTTGATCGGCCATCTGTCGTAGCTCGATCTCTTCCTGCGTCAGCTGAGGCTCTATGCGCGGGGGCAATGGCTTGAATTCGAAGGTTTGGAGAACATCGATCTTTCCGCCAGAGCGCAGGAATGCGTCTTGCGCAGAGGCCAGGGTCGATCGGTCCATCATTCGGAGGTCGTTGTATTGGTTCATTTGGCACCCAAAAGAAAGGGCGCTCATTGGCGCCCTGTTGGTGGTTTTGGTGGTCAGAAGGGAATATCTGGATCGTATTGCGAGTCATCCGGCGCCGGCTGAGGTGCGGCCTGCCGAGGCCGTTGCTGCGACTGCTGGCGCGGCGCCGATTGCTGATGGCTTCCGCCGCCTTGTTGGCTATCGGGACGGCCGCCCAGGAGCTGCATGGTGCCCTGCATGTCGACGACGATTTCCGTGGTGTAGCGCTTGATGCCGTCCTTTTCCCATTCGCGGGTCTGCAACTTGCCCTCGATGTAGACCTGCGAACCCTTGCGCAGGTACTCCCCGGCGATCTCGGCGACCTTGCCGAACAGCGACACCCGGTGCCATTCGGTTTTTTCAACCTTCTGGCTGGTCTGCTTGTCGGTCCACTGTTCGCTGGTTGCCAGGCTCAGGTTCGTGACTGCGTTGCCGTTTGGCAGGTAGCGGACTTCAGGATCTTGTCCGCACGTCCCCACCAGGATGACTTTGTTTACACCACGGGCCATGTTTCATTACCTCGATTGAATGCCCCGGCGTCTGCCAGGGCTTGAATGGTTATGCAGCCTGAGAAAGCTCAGCCTTGCGTTGATCCTTCGCCTCGTTGAGCTTGGTCAGCATCGCCGGATCGGTCTGCGCCGCCCGATAGGCCGCGGAGTACACCGACTGCAGCTCCTGCATCGTTTCGGCCATCGGGATCTTCGAAATCGCGTCCTCGACAACGGATTTGTCGACTTCCTCCTGCTTCTTGCCGTCGTTCAACCAGGCGATCAGCCTGCGACCGGTTTCGGCGCTGATCACCTCCGGCTGGTCGAATACTCGAGTCCGGTCCTTGGTGGCGATCGCCACGTTTCCGTCATGGACAAGGTCCAGCACGACGGTGAACTCGAAGTCGCTGCCGTCGCGCTGCTCGGACTTCATGCCGAGCTTGATGATCTTCTTGCCCTCGCCCTGTACGGTTTCCGTCTTGCTACGCATGGTGCAGATGATGTGCAGGGGGCTCGTCAGGATCTTGTCGACCAGCTTCCGGTGCCGCGGCGTGGTTTCGTTCCAGGCCGACCAGGTGTTGCCCTTGTATTTCTGCTTGGCGATCGAGTCGTTGATCTCCAGGCAGCCGCCGGCGCCGATCCATTCGTGCGAGTAGCTGTCGATGATCAGGACCGAATAACCGGACGCCTCGGCATCACGAATCGCCTCGATGTAACGCTCGGGCGAATACGGAGCACTCAGGCCCATCACGTCGAAGTCGGCCACGTCGGCATACAGCGATGCGCTTTCGTGTTCGGTGTCGATTACTGCGATCTTTCCGCCCAGGCCGGTAGCGAGCAGGAGCGCTGAATACGTCTTACCTGATCCAGAAGGGCCAGAAAGAGCGAGCCGTAGCCTCGCTTGCTTACGTTCGGCTTTCTTGAACATGGTGTTTTCCTCGGTTAAATCGGCTGGTTGTCCCACTGGCGTTCAATTTTGATCGCCTCGTCTTCGTATTCTTTGCGCTGGTCACCCTGGAACTGCTCAGGGTTGAACGCGCCTACCGTCACCCAGTCGAGCTGGGCGGTCAGTCGTGGTGTGTTCATGGGTGCCTCAGTAGGTCAGGGCGATGGCCGGGATCTTTCCCTGCACAATCAGCGTGATGGCTTGCTTGGCGCATGCTTCGGTCAACCCGTTGGCGGTGAAGGCTTCCAGTGCGGCCCGGTTGACCTTGCCGCGGTGCGCCGTATCGGCTGCGCGGGCGTCCTGCTGGCGGACGATCTCGGCGGCGGCATCGTCTGCGCGCTTCTTCTCGGCAGCGCGGGCCTCAGAGGCTGCGATTGATGCGCGCTTTTCGGCCTGATGCTTCGCTTGCTCGGTCTGTTCTTCAGCCCATATGCGATCAGCTTCGGCCTTGGCCACCTGCAGCTTCAGGTCGTTCTCGCGCTTGGCTGCTTCGTCCTTTTCGCGCTGCGCCTTCTGTTCCGCCTCGATGCGCGCCTTGTCGGCGGCCTCCTGGGCGATGCGGGCCTCGCGGTCTTTCTGCTCCTGCGCCTCTTTCTCGGCGCGCAGCCTGATCAGTTCAGCCTGTTCCGCCTCGTACTTCTCCTGGTCGGCCAGGGCCTTGCGCAGGATCACCAGAGCGGCAGCCTTTGCCCGGTGCGCGTCGGCCTCGAACTCTTCCAGTTCCTGGTTGATCTCCAGGCTGTCCAGGTCCTGGACCTTGGCGCCGATCAGTGCCGCGGTCATGCCGGCGGTGTCGGTGTTTTCGATGTGCGCGATCACGGCCTTGTGCGCAGCGACCCGGGCTTCCTCGGCGGCCTCCCACTCATTCAGCGGGCGGCGGACCTGGTCCTGAAGCGCTTCAAGCGTTTCGCGCATCCGTTTGCGCTCGGCGTCGATCAGCTTCGGGACTTCCTTCAGCTCGGCCACCAGCTTCTTGCCGGCGTCGTCCAGGGCCACTTTCGACTTGGCGACCTTGTGGGCAATCGAGGCGATGGCGGCGCGGCCCTTTGCGGTGCTGGTGTCCGGCACGAACGACAGAACCTCGTCGCGGATCTTTTGCAGCCACGGCTCCAGGCCGTTCGGCGCGCTGTACACGGCCAGCGCGGTTTCCTTTGGTGGCACGGTGGCCAGCTCAGTCGTTGCGTTCATGTTCACCCCTTGTACTTCGAAAGTCCCGTGCAAGGGACTGTTAGAAACGTTTCCATTCAGGCCGAAGAAGTCGCCGATCTGCCCTACTGCCGCATTGATCCGCACCTGGGCGGCCTTGCGATCGGCCAGTCGGATGGCTTCCCGCTCAGCGCTCCGGGCATCAAGCGCCTCGTAGTCGTGGAACAGGTCAGTCGGTGCAACCTTGGGTCGGCCGTAGTCATCGAATCGCCTATCCCACTCCCGGGCCTGGGCGCTGTCTGCGTAACTGGTGCTCATGGGTCAGCCCTCAGCAACTGGTCGCCGATGATGCGCAGGCGGTTGCGGATGCGGGCGCCCTGGGCGTTGATCTCTTTGCGCTCATCGAGCAGCTTGGCCATGACCCTGGAAGCGTCGTCTTCGTGAAGCTCTTCGCCATCCCACACCATGCAGGTGTCGACCGCTTCGAGCCATCCTCGCCAAACTATGCTGCAGTCGGGGTCGTCGGTTACTTCGCCACTCATGTACCGATCCCGGAAGGGCTTCAGGTCGACAAAACCCTTGATGTCGGCGTCGCCGATCACGGATTTGCGAGCCATCTCGTTATCGCGCAGGGCCTTGCGGTGCTTCGAATACGCCTTGGCCAGCTCGACAAGCTTTTCCTCTGCCGTCTGCGTCATGGCCGCGCTCTCACGGCAATCCTGTTGCCTTTCTGCGTGGCGGAGAGCTTGACGGTCAGGTCGCACACCTTGAAGTCCGGCGACTTGCCGATCACCTGGTAGAACGGAATGCCGTGGGCGATGATGGCCAGGCCGCGCTCGATCTCGGCGATCTGTTCGTCGATCAACGATTCATAGATTGGCGTGGTGCTCATGCTGGAATCCCCTGAGATAGCGATGCGTTGTGGTTTGCGTAGATCATGTCGATACGGGCCGCATACATTCGCTGCTCGTCCTCGCTGATGGCTCGCAGAAGGAATGACAGGGTGATGGCTGATCTCGCTGCTGCGCTGGCGTTTGGCTGGCCTACCGAGCGTCTGGTGTTATCCAGTTCGCCTTCGATCCAGGTGATCGCCGTTTGGTGATCTCGCTGCTGTTCGTTCATGTTGTCTCCTTGCTGCTGCGCTGGTGACGTGGAAGAGACCGCTAACTTCGTGCTTTAAAGGCGGCTGTGATGGCGGAAAGTGCGAGCCTGGCCGCTACCTGGAATACGCTGGCGCGCCTGGCGTGCAACTCGCTCGCTCGGGTAGGTGGCAGAACCGCCCATCTTCCCGGTGACGAACAGCCCGCGAAGGCTGATCACGTCCATTTCAAAATCCTCGCCCTGTAGGCTCATCCCTGTTTCGCTGTTCATGTGCTTGCACCCCTGCTTGCGTTGGTAGTAGTTGGTTTCCCACTGCCGACTCATCGAATCGGCACTGGTGAAAGGGTCCAGGCCGCGCTACTGGCGACCGGCCTGGATTGCTGCGTCATCGGTGTTGCCGGTTGCCCGCTGCTGATTGCAGGGCCTGGCGCGTCTGTCGTTGGTTGGCATCGGGGCTTCCTGTTCATCCAGGCTCGATCAGCGTTGCTGGATGGTCATTGGTCAATACAACATGCGGCGTACAGCCCCTGGCGCCCGGTTAAGTAGGCACACCGCATGAGGTCCGGCACCCCTCATAGCCGAAGCTCAGGGCGCTAATTCGTTGCAATCCGTCAAGCTACCGAGGCCGGTACAGCTATGCTCAGGGAGGTTCCTACCTATGAACATGCCAGCGGCCTTTCCCACTTGACGGTGTGTTGCGCAGATTGTGTAAAGAGCGGTTCGTTTTCGGTCTCTTGCAAGGGACCGTCTCGATGGATTGAACTGTACCCCCGAGGTACGAGTCTGTAAAGGGCTTGGTGTGAATATTTTTTTACTTGCCAGCCCCTCTATAGGGACTAAACTGAGCATGGTGTCGTTGAAAGCCGTGTACCCCGAAGGTACAATAAAGCTATCAACTGGCAAGGGGTTCGCTGTATGGAAAAGATGTCTCTGAAAGAGTACGTCGCCCAGGTTGGGCCAGCCCAGGCAGCAAGAATGCTGGGCATGAGTCATCCGCCGCTTATTCGGGCAGCAGCGTCAGATAGAAAGATATTTATCAATATATTGCCAGACGGAAAGGTGGAGGGGACCGAGCTAAGCAGCTTCCCTCCTGCAAAAAAGAAAGCAGCACCAGACTGATCATCGTAAAACCAAGGGGTTGATATGGCATACGTACCAGAAGAACTGATGCACGAAAAACAGATAAAGGTTCGACTAGTCGACAAAGAGTATGACGAGTGGAAAGAAATGGCCCACAAGGAAGGACAGCTGCACAGCGTAATGGCTAGAATCGCCATGCGGGCCATTCTCGAAGAGTACCGCAGGACCGGTGAGCTGCCTGAGTTCATCGCCAAACAGCGCGCATAATATTCACTAAATTTTTGGGGTGACCGCTTTGACCAAGGATGAATTTGTAGAGTTTGCCGGCGATGAGTTCGCCGTCATTGTAGTAGCCGCTGCAGTCCATGGCCTGACCAGGATTTACCAGGTCGAGGCGGTTATGCCTTCAGTGCGTGCAGGCATGATCAGCAAGGGAGTTAATCCATGACCAAGGATGAATATGTTCTGTTTGCAGGCACCGACCTTGCCTTGATCGAAGAGATCGCAGCGCTCGCGGGCAAGACCGGCAAAGAGCTGGTTGAATACATTTCAGGGTCCAGCATTCAGACCCTGAAAGAGGTGATAGATCGCAACCTGGGAGCGCCGCGCAATGCGGTCGTTGCCCAGGTCAGCGGGAATGTAATTCAGGTCAACTTCAGCGCCAGGGCGGTAGCTTCCTGGAATGGCCGGAAAACGTACCAGGCGCCATCAAAACGCCGCCAGTTCGCCAATCGCGTCAGCCTCATGCCTATCAGAGTCCCTTCCACGGCACCAGCTTCTAATTCTGCGCCGGTCCCTTCCACGTCACCTGATACTGTTATTCCATACAGTAGTTGTTAACTTACCAGACCGGGCATGCACGCGCCACGTTTTACGATCCAGGCAAACGTAGCGCGGCATCATATAGATCAGAATTAGGGGTGACGATGATGGCGCCAGAAAATAGTGAGGCCACTGGTCGAGTGGTAGAAATGCAGGTTTCGGGCCTTGTTGGGCCGGCGCTGGACTGGTCGATTGAGTTGGCGCTTGGCGGCGTTCGTGACGGACACCGGGTCGACTTCCCTTGCGGCTACTGGTGCATAGGGCTTTATCAGCCCTCAGTCGAATGGAGGCAGGGCGGCCTGCTGATCGAGACGCACCAGATCGAACTGTCGTGGGATGGCGTAGACGGCAAGGCCCTATGGTGGAAGGCCACGCACCAGGACATCGTTCAATTTCAGATGGGCGAAACCCCGCTTATTGCCGCCTGCCGGGCCATCGTCGCTGCGCACCTGGGCGAGGTCGTGAGAGTGCCGGCCGAACTGGTCGAAAATAAATAACCCTTTCAGGTTGAACATTCGCGCCGTCAGGGTTACTGTGATTCGTACCAGAGGGGTGAACCATGAATAGCGACCAATTCGACAAACTGTCAGAGCTCATCGATTCAGATGGCGGCCCAGGCGCACAAGGCGCAAGGCTCGTCCTGGTGGAAGGCGTGAAGGCAAAAGAGGCTGCCGAGGTGGTGGGTGTGACCTTCCAATCGGTCTACAAGTCCGTGCGCCGCTTCAAGAAAGCATTCGAGCTGGCTAAGGCTGTCCATCAGTAGAGCCTAGATTTTCGTTTCAAGGCGGTATACCGTGCAAGCCAGTCTCTCCAGAGGGACCGGAGCGCACAAAAAAATGCCCCGGCGGATCAGGCCGGGGCTGGATACATCTACATCTAGAGAGCAGTCATTATGGACGCGTCAAATGCAGTGAGCAATAAGGGATTGTCGTGCGCGCCACGTTTTCCGATCAAAGAAAATGTAGCGCGGGAAATTGCAGGGGGCGAGGCATGAACAGCCTGTATGAGGTCGCCACTATTTCCAGCCGCCCAAAGAAGATCCCGCACAAGGATGCTGGCGAGATTGTCAGCCCAGAGACAGTGTCGCGTTTCGGTTACTCCCGGCGCATCGGCAAGATCTCCAATCAAGGCCAGCCCATTTACTCAGCCCACTTCAAGCACTGGCTTTGGTCCATGCAGGGCGGTCGCTGCGGCTATTGCGGCGATGATATGGCTCCTGGCGGCAATGCCCAGATTGACCACATCATCCCGCAAGCCCTTGGGGGTTCTCACGTCCCGCCGAACATGATGTACGCCTGCACTCCATGCAATTCCGGGAAGTGCCATCGGAGTATTTCGGAGGTCCGGAACATGATTCGCGTGAGGCGGAGCAAGGTTGCTGGCGTCATCCTGCCAAAGCAGGCGCTCGCACTTGAGGCTATGGGCATTGACCTTGGCCTGCCGAAGACCTTCGTTTTCCTTTGCGAGCTGGAAGCCTGGGATCACGTTTCAATCCCATCAGAGGGGGGTGTATAGCCATGCAATACACCATATCCATAAACCAGACGCTATCACTTGCCTGGGGCCTTAATGCCCAGCAGGCCATGCTGTTCGCATTCCTGTACGAGTGCCCGAGCTGGACGAATGCGGTGACGACCGAAAACGGGATCTACTTCGCCATCAGCAAGGCGAAGATCATCGAAGAAATGCCGCTGCTCACCGGCAAGCCCGACACAATTTATCGAATGCTCAAGGTCCTTCATGAGAAGGAAGTGATTGATCTATCCAGCACTCCATCCATCACCCTGGTTCGCTTGACGGCCAAGGGGAAGGAGTGGAACAAGAAGATAGATGGGTCGGAAAAATATCCGACCCCTGAGGGCGGAAAAATTTCCGAGGCAGGTCGGAAAAAAATCCGAGCAGGGTCGGAAAAATCTCCGACAAATCAAGATACCAATAATCAAGGTACCAATAATCAAGATAAAAACCCTTTGGCCGACAAGCCGGCCGATGCGTTCGCGATGTTCTGGGCGGCCTACCCGAACAAGAAGGCCAAGGGCTCTGCCGAGAAGGTATGGGCGAAGATCAAGCCTGATCACAAGCTTGCCGAAACGATCATCAGCGCGGTGCAGGCGCACAAGCTGTCGGTCGACTGGACCAAGGACCAAGGCCAATTCATCCCGCACCCGGCGACCTGGCTGAACGCCAAGCGCTGGGAGGATGAAGTAACGCCTGCGCCTGTCGTCATCGGTCACCAGCAAATCCAGACCAAGCACGCTGGATTTGATAACCGCGACTACAACGCCGGCCTGGTGCCGCGGGAGGGTGGCGGCTATGCGTTCTGAAGCCATTGCCCGAGCTGATTCGCCAATCACTATGCCCAGCGCTGGCCAGGACCTGCCGGCCTACGTCGAGCAGGCTGATTGCGAGACTCACGGCCGCTACGAAAGCCGCGTGACCACTCTTTTCAAAAAGCAATTCCGGACCACCTGCCCGAAGTGTTCGGCTGAGCGCCGAGTGCAGGAGGAAGCCGCCGAACTGGCCGAGAAAGCGCGTGACGCCCGTATCGCCATGGAAAACAAGCTGGGCGCTGCCATGATCCCGAAGCGCTTCGCTGATCGCCGCTTTGCTGACTACAAGGTCGAGAACGAAGGTCAGAGGGAGGCGCTGCGCATTTGCCGAAAGTACGCCGAGGTGTTCCAGGAGATCTACAAGTCTGGTCGCTGCCTGCTGCTGCTGGGCAAGCCCGGTACCGGGAAAACACACCTGGCCGCCGCGATTGCAAACCAGATCATGGCCGAGACCGCCGCGACTGCCGTGTATCGCACCGTGGGCAGCATCCTGCATGCGATCCGGGCGACCTACGACAAAGGCGCGGAGCAGAGCGAGGCCAAGATCCTGGCCGCCCTGGTCAGCCCTTCCCTGTTGATCCTGGATGAGATCGGCGTGACCAAGGAGAAGCCGAGCGACTTCGAGCTGACAACCCTGTTCGCCATCATCAACGGTCGTTACGAGCAGCAGCGGCCCACGGTGGTCGTGTCCAACTTGAAGGCCGAGGAACTGCCGGCGGCGATTGGCGAGCGCAGCTTTGACCGGTTGCGCGAGGGTGGCGGGATCGCCGTCAAGTTCGACTGGGAATCACAGCGCGGCAAGGAGACTTTCTGATGAGCACGGAAAAGATGCGTGAAGAGTTCGAGAATTCCCCGCGATTCAAGGGCATGGACTTCACCAGAGCGCCAGGCCATCCCGATTACTACGAAAGCCCATACGCCAATGGCGCATGGGATGGGTGGAAGGCCTCCCGCGAGTCGCTGGTGATTGAGCTGCCAACCATCAAAAACGCAGACTGGGCCTGCACCTCAGATGAGTGCGAGGCCATGCGCCAGGGGATAACCATGTCGAAGCATGCGCTGAATGCCATCGGCCTGAAGGTGAAACCATGAGCAGCCCACTTGATCAGCAGGTCCTCGACTACCTGCGCACAATCGAAGGCTCGACGGCCTGGGCGATGTGCGGGCAGTTCGGAGGAGAGCCGGGCCCGGTCAAGCAGGCATTGCAGCGCCTAAAGCGCAAAGGGTTGGTCGAATGCAGAAGGACAACGGCCTATTGGCAGGCGGTGAAGCCATGACCGTCGACGAAGCTCACAAATTGGCTAATCAGATTGTCTGGGGCGCAGTGAAGAAGACGCTGCGTATGGCCTTCGAGGTTGTCGGGGTCGTTTCGATTCTGTCTCTCGGCGGGATTGTCGCGGCTGAAAAGGTCGGGATTGTCGAGGTTTGGGTCGTGCCCTGCTATCTGGCTGATTCGGCATGCAAGGCGGCGACCCCATGACCGCTCTCCAGCGCGCCACCGTCAACCAGCTCGTCGCTGACGGATTCAAGGTCGTAACTCCCAGCGTCGAGGTGGTCCGGGTGACCAAGGGCGCAGACCGACGCATCGTTTTCCCTGATGGCAGCCAAAAACGAGCCAACCACGTCGAGCACAAGCGCGCCTAATCCCGTGTGGATAAGCAAGCGCGGTGATTGCTCGCAAAGCTGAATAGAACCTGCCTGGCGCGATGTCAGGCAGGATCAACGGGATATAGGGGTGGAAGGGATGGATGATTTCAGTGTTTTGAAGAAGCTGGCCCAGGACGCGAACGAACAGTTCCCAGCCCTGGAGGATCAGTGGAGCATGGTTTGCACGCCATCCGTGGGCCTGGAGCTGCTGGCCGAGATCGATCGCCTGCGGACTGCCGAAGGCGACGCCATGACCTACAAGCCCGGAATGGAGAACGTCGCCCAGCAGCGAGACCAGCTCAAGGCTTCACTGTCGGCACCCGAAAGCGTGACCGCCGAGCCGGCCGCCGACTACGACGCGCTGCGCAAGCAGTTCCTGTCGCTGCGTACTCTGGCCAACTCCAACGCCAGGATGGTCAGCCACTGGCGCAACCAGTGCGGCGCCGAGACGCGGGAAGCGCTGCTGACCAATGCCGCCAATGTCAGCGCCGAGCGAGATACCAACCAGGTGCTGAGTGATTCGCTACTGGCTGCCGAGGATGAGCGCGACCAGTTGCAGGCGGAAGTCGATCGGCTTACGCAAGAAAACCGCCTGCTGACCGAGCACAACGAATTTCTGGCCAGCTCCGACAGCCGACTCGCCCCTGAGCTGCGCGCCGTGAAGGACGCGCTCGGCCTGGATTTTACGGCCAGCGTTAGCGGTGAGGTGGTTCCGCTCATTGAGCGCCTGCGCAAACTTCCGACCTGCTGGACTGAGGTGCTGGAGCAGTCTGAAGCCAACGATCAGTTGCTGGATCAGGTCCTGGAGCTGAGCAAGGATGCCGCGCGTTGGCGTTTTCTTGCGCATGAGTGGCCAAAGGTGAAGCTGGTGCCGAACGGCGAGTGGTTCAACTCGGATTTCCTTGAGCGTGAGATTGACGCCGCCATGCTCAAGTTCTCCCGGTAATCAAGTGAGTACAAGGCGCACCGTGAGTACCATGCTCACGGTGCGCCTCGTTCAGTCCAGTTCGCCGCGCAGTGCCTTGGCCAATAGTTCGTTCATTTCGCGCTGAAGCGATCCGGCGTCCGGGTTGCCAGTCTCGACCACTGTAAAGCTGGCCTCGCCTTTTCCTGGTATGTAGCAGCTCCCGCTGGCGGTCGTTGTTTCGACCAGCTTCACGGCCTCCATCCATAGCTCGTTGGCGTGCTCGGCACTGACAGCCTTGATGTCGATAGTGATTTTTGCGGTGTATGGCTCAGTCATGATGGTCTCCTTTCTGTCGTGTTGTGAGTACGGTGATACCGGTAATCACCGTGAGTTTTTGGCAATGTACTCGTCGATAAATCGCTTCACTTCCGTCGTCATGTCGGTCTCGTTGCGGCTACACGCCCGCCAGAACTGTTCGTGCTTGTCTGGATCTAGCCGGACATTTAGGCGCGCTTCCTTCCTTGCGGCCTTGCTGGCCTGGGCCAGGATCTTCGGCGCCCTGTCGGCGACCTTGCTGGTTGCTGTGGTGAGTAGTGCCATGATCAGGCCTCCAATAGTTTCTTGACGGCTTCAGCGAAGCGTAGCGACTCCAGGCGTATGGCGCTGTCGCCGCTTCTCGTTGGCGTTCTCCCTCTGGCGATGGCTGTCGGGTATCCGATCCGGTCGCACAGGGGCACGCTGAGCACGGGCAGGCCGTAGCCGTTCAGCGCCTCGGCGATGTCCCGGCCGAGCAGCGTGTTCTGGTCCAGGCGGTTGACGTACAGCGCGGCGATGAACTCGGGCCGGTGCGCCTGATGCGCCTTCATCAGCTCGATGGAGTCAGCGGCTGCCCAGATGTCAAAGATGCTCGGTGCGCACGGCAGCAGCGCCATGTCCAGGTAGGGCAGTGCATCCGCTGACAGCTCCCCCTTTGTGTCGATCACCGCGTAGTCATATCCCGACAGGCCCTTCAGGTCCGACAGGCGCTCGGCGGTGAATATCTCAAGCGTGGCCGGCAGCTGCGCAATCTCCACCCACCGGCCGACGCTGCCTTGAGGGTCTGTATCGATCAGGGCAACACGGTGTTTCTGAGCCAGCGCCCCGGCCAGGGTGACCGCGCTGGTTGACTTTCCAGCTCCGCCCTTCTGCGTCCATAGCCCGATAAATTTCATGAGTACAGTGCCCATCGTGAGTATTTGACTCACAGATTACACGAATGTGCGGAAATCGCTTTGCATATTCGCGAGCATCGCATATAGTCTCTTCAGAGGGACCAGTAAGGGACCGGCAACAGGGGTTGGAGAAATGGCAAAGATTCTGATTGGGTACTCGGCGTGCGAGCTGACCCGAAAAGCCTTTGAGCAGCATGGGCACGACGTCTGGACCTGCGACAAGCTTCCGGCGCGCGGCGAGCAGAGCAAGCACTTGCAGTGCGACATATGGGTAGCGCTGGCGATGGGGTGGGATTTCGCCGTGCTGCATCCGATGTGCACCTACCTGACGACGTCGGGAGCTTGGGCCTTGATGGATGCCAACTTTGAAAAATATCCGGGCGTTGGCTACCACCAAAAGCCAAACCCGGAAAAGCTCTATGGCGCCGAGCGCCGAGCGCCGAGCCGCACAAGCCATCGAGCTGGACAACTTCCGCATGTTGCTTGATCTGCCGTTTCCGGTCGCGATCGAGAACCCGGGGACGTCGGCCATCAACACTGCAATTCGACCGCCTGATCAGGTCGTTCATCCGTACCACTTCGGCGACGACGCCAGCAAGGGCACGGGCTTCTGGCTGACCAAGGGCACGCCAAAGCTGGTGATCGATCCTGCCGACTACGTCCAGCCGCGCTGGTGCCTGCAACCGAACGGAAAGACCCTGCCGCGATGGGACAACCAGACCGACACCGGCCAAAACAGATTGCCGCCGCGCCAAGATCGCTGGCTTGAGCGATCCAAGACCTACCCCGGCATCGCTGCCGCCATGGGCGACCAGTGGGGCCGATTCATCAACGAATCCGTGAAAGCAGTAGAGAAAGCCGCATGAAGCTGGACCCAAGCAAGTTAAGCAGTGACCCGGCGCACATCAGGCAGCTGATCGCATCGTCCGGGATGACGCAGAAGGAAGCGGCCGCGGCATTGGGCGTCGGTCACCGAACGATCGGCGACTGGCTCGGCGGCAAAATCAAGTGGTCCTACCCGGCGCAGTACGCGCTGGAGTGTTTGGTTCGTTACGGGGTGAATAAATGAATCTGGTAGAGCAAGTTGCAGCTCTCATCGAGGGCAAAACAGTCAGCGTTGACGTGTCGACGGGTGATCATGACGCGGGCAATCGCCTGTTCTGCACGGTCGCCGAGGTGATGGAAGATGGCGACGGTTTCGTGATCCTGGCGGTAGATCCTGAGCCGAACTTTAAAGAAGGACCTCTGGATGCACAGCCCGCCCACCTGGCCATCCCCGGCGCGCTGGAGTGGGATGGTGATAATGGTACTCACGGTGCGGACGGTGAGTCTGCCTACGATGATGCAAAGGAGGCCTGCGCCGAGATTGAGCGTGCCGGTGCGCCTGGCGACGTTATCCGCGAAATGAACGATGAACTGGTTGGCCTGCGCGCCCAGCTGGACGAGAGCAATGTTGTCAGGCAGCTGATCCAGGCATGGGCAAGCGTGCATGGACGGCCAGTCCCGTGGGCAACGGCTATCGAGATCACAGCCGTCGCGACCAAGATGCCGGAAGACGAGAAGGCCGCACTTCTTGCGCTCGATGACGAGCCGGCAGCCCAGTACACCGCCGTCGACATGACCACCGCTGCGGCTGACGGTTTCCGGGATGGGCTGGCGGCATTCTCCGAAGACGGCAAGCGGAACGTGCTCGCTGAGGTGTTTTTCCAGAAGGGCGACGACCCATTCATCTGCGCCGTGCGCGGGCGCATCTGTGTCGAGCAGCTTGAGGCGGCTCAGCGCGACTTTCGCGAGAACCTGCCTGATGAGCTTGAGCAGGGCGACGGCATCTACACCTTCGACTTCTTCTACGAGAAAGGTCAGTACGACGACTTCGGTCGCTGCGAGATCGCGCCGGGCTGGGGCTTCGACTTTGTCAGTTACGCCGCGTTTGAGGCTGCCGACGAGCCTGTGATCGAGCGGGCTGTCGAGACTGGCGTGATGAATGCGCCGAAGCCATACGTGGCAATGACCGAAGCTGAGGCTGACGAATTCCTGTCGTCGTTCGGCGGAGGCAGCGGCAACAAGGCCAAGCGCCGGATCGCGGAAATTGAAAAGGCCAAGCTTGAATCCTTTCCGTGCTGGAGCTGTCACGCCCCTGTGACCATGGCGAACCGCGCCGACGCTGACGGCAACTGCCCACACTGCGAGGCCGAACTTGACCTTGAAGGCTGGCCGAAAGCTAAGGGCGGAAAGGGTGGCAACCAATGAAAGCGAATCAATTGGTAATTCGTATTTTTGATGCCGCGCTGCTCGCCTGTCTTGTGTTCGGAGCCTCAGATGTCAGGACGTTCGCCTTCTGGCTGATTAGCATCATGGTTGCTTTGATGTTCCTCGGGATATTCGGGATGGATGCCAAGATCGCCGAGAAGATCCAAGGTCTGTCGATCGCCAAGAAGGTTATCGGCATTTCCATTCACTGCATGTACGTGGCAGCGCTCATCTACGCAGGGTTTCCGATCCTGGCTGCGCTCTACGCGATGGTTGCCATGGTGATCAGGGTCTCGGCGGCAGAAAAGCTGAAGGAGGCGCAATGATCGGGCTCGCTCTCTGGCTGGCAATCCAGCTCCCGCTTGGCCACCTGATCGGCCGGGTTCAGCGCCAAAAGCGCAAGTTTGACGAGGTGTTCAGGCATGGCTAGCGCTCCGAAGGCGGCGCCGAAGCCAAAACCGATGCCGGTCTATCTGATGCTCAGGAAGATGATCGACCCGGCTACGGGCAATGAGGTGGCAGCGTTCGTTCCGGCCTCGGATGCCGACAAGTCGATCCTGGGCGAGAAGGGCTATCGCTGGAACGCCAAGGTCCGGGCCGACCTGAAGCAGCCGCGCAACGAGCGGTTCAACAAGTTGGTCCACGGCCTGGGCAAGATCCTGGCGCAGAACATCGACCGATTCAGCGGAAAGCAGTCGCACGCAGCCATCAAGGCGCTGCAAACCGAGTCTGGCATCTACTGCGAGGAAGACAGCCTGGAGGTGCCCGGCATCGGCTCCCTGATCATCAAGCGCCCGCAGAGCCTGTCCTACGACTCGATGGGCGAGGAAGTGTTCCAGGACTTCTGGGCGAAGGTCTGCGGTTACCTGGTGCTGAAGGACTGGCCGACGCTCACGCCTGAGCGATTGACCGAAATGGCGGAATTTGAAGGCTTTAGGGAGACGGCATGAGCGAAGGACTGGGGATTACAACGGAAACGACGGTGTTTCTGTCCGTCGACAAGCTGGTCAAGGAAATGGATGCGGAAGACATTGCAGGGTTTTGCAGCGCTGTCGCCCTTCGACTGAATGACCAGTATGCCGAGCGCGCCAATGCCGCCAACGAGTTTGCAGGCGGGCTCTCTGAGTTCGGTTGTCGGTTCCTTGCTGAAGTGGTGACGAGCTTCTACATGCGCGAAAAGCGGGAGGGTCGTTGATGCTCCCTGCCAAACAACCAAAGCCGAAAACCTGCAAAAACCCAGCGTGCAAAACCAAATTCGTCCCGCAGCGCCTCGGGCAAGCCGTCTGCAACTACGCCTGCGGCCTGGCCATCAAGGATGTGAACCAGGAGAAGGCGCGTAAGGCCCTGGTCGACGTAGGGCGCAAGGAGCTGAGGGCCGCCAAGGAAAAGATCAAGACCCGTGCGGAGCACATGAAGGACGCCCAGACCGCTTTCAATGCTTGGGTGCGCGCCAGGGATGCAGGCCTTCCATGCATATCGTGCGGAACAACGGCGGATATCCAGTATGCAGCGGGGCATTTCAGATCTGCCGGAGGGCACCCGGAACTCAGGTTTGACCCGCTCAATGTTCACCTTCAATGCAATCGCAACTGCAACATGGCCAAGTCCGGAAACCTTGGGCCTTACCGGATCGAGCTGATAAAGCGCATTGGGCAGGAAAAGGTCGATTGGCTGGAAGGCCCGCATGAGCCAAAGCGCTACACCATCGAAGACCTGAAGGCCATCAAGGCCCACTACCGGGCGCTGGCCCGTGAACTGAAGAGAGCGACAGCATGATCGAGGAGCAGTTCGACGGATATCACGCCTTGCCGGTGCGAATTCGAGTTTCGGAGGATATGGCATGAACCGCCGCCCATCCATGTTCCAGCAGCCAGCGCCATCGCCCTGGTACGTCACCAAAACCAAATGCACCGAGTGCGGCAAGTTTCGCGCTGAGGGCAATCATGCGAAGTGCAGCCGGGCGCGGCAGATGCGGTTTGCGGGGGAGAACAGGGCATGATCGCTTTCTTCATCGCATACGCCATCGTCGGCCTGATCACTTGGGCGGGGATGATCGTTCAGTTCAGTGTCGGCGGGCACGTTTGGCGGTCGCGGGATATTTACGGCTTGCCGGTGACCATGATCGGCGTGGCGGCGCTATGGCCGGCTGGATTCGCTTTTTGGCAGTACAAGCAATGGCGAAAGGGGAGAAATTCATGAGTCAGTCCAGAAAATCCAGTGCGGCCGAGGCTCTAACCGGTACGGCAGTCGGCTTGATTGTCAGCATGATCGCAAACGCCTATGTCTTCCCGCTGTACGGCTTCCATCCGTCTCTGCTCGACAACATCGGAATAACGCTGATCTACACCGCGATATCCATAGCGCGGGGCTACCTGCTGCGCCGGGCTTTCAACATGCTGGCCAGGGATGATCGCCGGCCGGTCGAGGCAGCCGAAAATAAGTGATGTCATTTTGATTATTCTGGTCCCTACGAAGGGACCATATCGGTTATCCTGACGCGCGTACGCGATATAAATTTCAGGGAGTGGATTGCATGAGCGAATTGAAACCTTCGAACCCAAAGGACCTGGTCGGAAGCGGAAAGCTTCCCCTGCACCTTTGGCCTGTAACGGCTACCGCCCTGGGCAGTCTCGGATTGCTCGACGGCATGCTGAAGTACGGGCGATCCAACTTCCGGGCCGTGGGCATTCGCGCATCGATCTACTACGACGCAGCAAGCCGTCACCTGAACGCATGGTTCGAGGGGGAGAGCGTAGACCCGGACAGCGGCCTGCCTCACTTGGCGCACGCCCTGGCCTGCCTCGCGATAATCGTCGATGCCGAGGCGGCCGGAAAGCTGAATGATGACCGGATGCACCCGGGCGGCTATCGCGACCTGATCAACAGCCTCACGCCTCACGTCGATCGCCTGAAGGCCATCCACTCGGGCAAGAATCCTGAGCACTACACCATCGCGAAGGCGGCTGATCAATGAAGGCGAAGGCGACCGACGATCAATTGCGCGAGGCACTGGCCACCATGACCGTGGCGCAGACCGCTGAGCACTTCGGCATGAACGAGCGCACTGTCTGGTCGCGAAAGGCCAAGCTTACCGGCCTGGCGCCATCGCCGGCACGCCCAGTCACCCAAGCATCCGCCAAGACCATCGACGCCACCAACTCCAAGACCTTCGTCGTCACCGCCGCGGTAAACGCCACCAAGGCGCACGCCGGGTTCATGAAGACGCTGCAGCTCTACTGCGCGCTGCGCGGGGCTCAGCTGATCGTTATTCCGATGCGGTACCGCAACCCAACCAGCCGCAACGAAGACGGCACGGACGAATGGTGGGATGACCGCCTTGTCCCGTACCTTACGCATGAGCGCACCCGGATTGCCAAGAGCCTGGTTGTACTGGCCGACATCAAGATCCAGCCGACCGCGATCAACCCGCTGCAAGGCTGGCTAACCGTGAGCGGTACCGACTCGGCGATCCTGGGTCACACCAAAATCGCGCTGAAGTCCGTAGCATCCAAGATGGGCAGCCCTGCCAAGCTGGTCATGACCACGGGCGCCTGCACCGTCGAGAACTACAGCGACACCAATGCCGGGGCCAAGGGCCAGTTTCACCATACGCTCGGCGCCTGCGTGGTCGAGGTCAGTGGCGACCATGCGCACACCCGGCAGATCTGCCCGCTCAAGGACGGATCGTTTATCGACCTAGCGACCAAGTACACCACCAAGGGCGTCGAGCCTGCGCCACGGGCCGAAGCGCTGACCATGGGCGACATCCATGCCGAGGTGGCCGAGCGCCGCGTGCTGAAGGCTACCGCCGAGCTGGCGACCATGCTCAAGCCAAAGACCATTGTTGCGCATGACGTGCTCAACTTCGGATCGGCCAGCCATCACAGCAAATACTTCGAGAAGTTCGAGCGCCAGATGCGCGGCACTTCCAGCGTACTCAAGGAATTGCAGGCCACCGCCAAGGTGCTGGACGAGATCAGCGGCCTGGCCGATCAAGTGGTCATGGTCAACTCGAACCATCACGACCACTTCAAGCAGTGGCTGGAGAAGGCCGAGCACGCCAACGACCTGGAAAACGCCCTGGTCTACCACGAAACAAAGACCGTCATGCTCCAGGCGATCCACGACGGCGGCTATATCGACCCGTTCCAGCACTGGATGGGCAAGCTGATGCGCCAAGGCAATCTTCGCTGGCTCAAGCCCGCCGAATCGTTCTCCCGCTTCGGAATCGAGTATTCGTTCCATGGGCACAAGGGGCCGAACGGTGCGCGAGGCTCAACCAAGGGCTTCGCCAACATCGGCGCCAAGGTCGTCAAGGGTCACAGCCACGGGGCTGAGATCGTCGACGGCGCCCGCTCGGTCGGTACCACGTCAAAGATGAACATGGGCTACAACGCCGACTCGCCATCAGGCTGGACCTGGACGCACGACATCACCTACGCCAACGGCAAGCAGACGCTGATCCACTGCATCGGGGGCTCGTTCTTCCGTAACGATCAGGCGGAGGGCGCGGCATGACCGAGCAAGTCAAAATGCTGGGCTGCCCATTCTGCGGCGGCCCGCCCGTGACCATTATCAAAACCATCTTCCGCCCGATTCGACATGTTGAGCGGCTGGCGGATTACGGCGAAGACGGATTGAGCGTTGAGGCTCACGTCTACTGCCATGAGTGCGGTGCAAGTGGGCAGATTGCCGAGGATGAGATCTACGACGCCGAGAGTTACGACGACGTGATGGTCAAGGCGATAGGCAAGTGGAACACCCGGGATAAGCGACACGCGAGCATGTACGAGTCGAGCGACCGTGCTGGCCGAAACCTGTACCCGGGCAACGAACCATCCTGAATGGATGACACAACCAAGGGCGGAGCAGTACGGGGCCGCATCAGTAAATATCAGGGGTGATAGATGATCTACAGAAGCGTAATCGCAGCAGTCGTCCGGGCGCTGGCAGCGGAAACCATGAGCGGCACCGGTGGCCAGGACTTCGAGCCGAAGGTTCAATGCGCCAAGCAGAAGGGCGCGATTATCGGTAAGGACGAGGCATTGCTCGTCGACTGCATGTTGTTCAGCCGGCTACACAAGAACCTGAGCTCGGCGCACTGGCTCGCCCTGGTGGCGAAGTTCTCGACGCACACCGAGCGCAAGCACGACGCCATCAAGGAATTGACGCGAGCGGTCAGCTCCCCGGCGCCCGAGCAGTTCCGCAAATGCGCCGTAGTGACCTGGGCAATCCCAAAGCTGCCAGGCGCAGAAGGGAAGCGCAGCGTGAACACCCTGCAGGCCAAGTGGTACGAAATGGATAACTGGAGTGATGACCCGGCGCCGATCAAGACCCAAGAGCGCTGGCGGCGAGATATCCGCAAGGCGCTGGAGCGCCAAGTGGACGAGGCTCTGTCGGAGGCTCAGGTGATTCTCGACAATGAAGGACTTTTGCTTGCATTGGTCTCTTGACAGGGACTGAGCCAGTGAGCCATTCTATGTCCATCCTGCGGTAATTGCGGATCAGGTAGTAATAACTGGGTCCCTCGCAAGAGACCCGAAAAGACAAATGCCCGCACATGCGGATCTCCTAACTCAAATTAAGGGATTACCCATGTTCGGTATCGGCAAAAAACTCTTCGGCGCTAAGCGTGCAGTCAAGAAGCTGGAAAATCGCGATCTGATGCAGGCTATCGTGGGCGGCTGCCTTCTGGTGGCAGCGGCTGACGGCGAGATCAGCAAGAACGAAGCGGCGCAGATCGACATCCAGATTCGTGCAAACAAGAACCTGGAACACTTCGGCAGCGAAATTACCAGCACCGTGAATCTGTTCACTGAGCAGCTTCAAGCCGGCTTCCGCCTTGGTCGCATGAACATCCTTCGTGAGATCCGCGACATCAAGAACAACCCAGCTGACGCGGAAGAGGTGTTCGTGAACATGCTCACCGTTGCGGAAGGTGACGGCAATATCAGCCCGGAAGAAATGAAGGTGCTGGCGGAGCTTGGTGTAGAGCTCGGCCTTCGCCTGAAAGACTTTGGCATCGATGCGTAATCTGCTTGAGCGTCTGCGCACGCCAATGTCGTTCGGTCTTGCGGGAGGCATCGTCCTGGTGGATTCAGCAAGCCGGATGGTCTCAATGGTTTCGGACCTGATCATAGTGTTGCTGCTCTTGGCGGTAATGCTGATCGGCCGAAAGGCGAAGTAAAGAACAACCAGAGCCAAAGATCAGTGCCCGCAGATGCGGAAAATCGTCTACATCGGAGTGTCAGCTTTCCGACCGGAAGTCCTTCCTTCTTCTTTTCGCTCTCACCCCTGGCGAGCGTCGTTGAGCTGGCACCCCGATGCAGATGAATGCGCAGGCTGATGTGCGCCGGGAGTATCCGTTCCCTGAATTACGGACAAGCCGGAGATCAGCGCCGGCCATCTGCAGCAAGTTAAGGAAGGTGGCGCCCAGTGGTGGGCAATCCGGTTTGAACCCGGAGCTATCGGAAACGGTAAGAGTTCGACTCTTTCACCTTCCGCCAAATTGCCGACTGAAAGTGCGCTGGGACGCACGGGGGGCTGTAAATCCCTTGCCTAGGATATGTGGTTCGATTCCATCAGGCGGCACCAGAGCATGGCGCGTCGAGCGTCTGCGGAGACTGGCCTAAATGATGGCCGAAGCTCTCCAAAAAGACTCGACCAGACCGGGGGAAGAGCCCGGTGCCAATTACAAGGCCCAGCCATCGCGCTGGGCTTTCTCGTTTCTGGTGCCCGTGCAGCCTCTAATCGCTTCGGCAAGGCCATGCACGGGGACCGGATCTAATTCAGCCCCGAGGGGCCAGAGTATGCGCCCCATGACTGAAACCCCTGACAGCGTGACCAAAGCCCTTGAGTGGCTGAGCAACTACCCGGTGATCTACGCCGCGACCCTGTCGTGCTGGATCGCCTTCTTGCGGGTTATGTACAACCGCGGCGGGTGGCGACAGTCGATCCTTGAGGCGGGCCTGTGCGGTGCAATCACTGCCGGGGCATTCCCGCTGCTGGATTACATCGGCCTGCCGGCGAGCCTTGCGGCGGCGCTGGGCGCAGGTATCGGAACGCTGGGCGTGAAAAAGATCGTTTCCATGGCCGAGCAATACGCCGACATCAAATTCCCGACCCGAGGGCAGTGACATGCAACTGATCGACAACTGGAAAGACGCCTGGAAGCTGAGCAGCGTTCAGGCAGGTGCGGCCATCACTGCGCTGGGCGTGGCTGAGCAGGTATTGCCAGCACTGCAAGCGGCACTGCCGACCGGTATCTACGCGATCCTGGGTGCGCTGGTCATGATTGCCCGCGTCGTGCTCCAGCCGAATGTGAGCAAGTGACATGCCGGCCGACATCCTGATCCATCTGTGGCTGGGGTTCCTGGTCGCGATGTTCTGCGTGGTCCTGTACTGGATCCGCAAGCTGGATCGACGGCAGAGAGTGGCGAAGGGCGAGATTCGATTGTCCCGCACTACGAATTCATAAAGCGCGAAACGTAGCGCGACGCATGTATCGCACGGAAAAAGGGGTGTTATTGCTATGAGGCGATTGATTAAGCCTGTCATTGAACTGTTTTTGCTGATCTCGGCCTTCTCCGCCGGCTATCACTGGCCTCGTGACGTAGAGCTGGAATCGACAGCGCCAGTGGTCTTCACCTTTGAGGTTACGCCAGAAGCGGCCCGCTACTTGGTGCCGAAGGCTATCGAAGGGCTGGACAGGTCGGAATGACCGTATCCCCTGAGCGCATTCGCTGAGTGCGCTGACGAGATACCAACCACGGCAAGGGGAAAGGCAGATGACCGCCGAACAATTCGCATATTGGCTACAAGGCTTCACTGAGCTGTCGGAGTGGAAGCAGCCAACGCCCGAGCAGTGGAAGTCGATCTGCGAGCACCTGGGCCTTGTATTCAACAAGGTGACGCCTCCTGTTCAGCTCGGTCCGCAGCTTGGCGTCTATCGGTCCGCAGAGCTACGCCTGGAGGACGCGTTGCGCAATCAGCGTCCGGGCATGCCCTCCGCTATCTGTTAAGGAATCACCATGGCAACGAAGCAACCCGACTGGGAGGCGATCGAACGAGCCTACCGGGCCGGGTCGCTTTCGGTGCGAGCAATCGCAGACCAGAACAGCCTGACTGACGGCGCGATACGCAAGCGAGCCAAGAAGGAAGGGTGGGCCCGCGACCTGACCGAGAAGGTCCAGCAGGCCACCAAAGACAAGCTGGTCCGCGCCGAGGTACGCACGGACGGTACGCAGGACGCACTGCGTACCGATGACGACATCATCGAGGAAGCATCCGACGCTGCCGCCGCTGTCGTGCTGTCGCACCGTACCGGACTGGCCAGGTGGCGCAAGATCGCCGACAAGCTCAGCGATGCTCTTGGCGATATGGATGTGGTCGCCGAGAACCTTGGCGACTTCTCCCGCGCACTGAATGCCGGCGTCGACGCCCAGCTCAAGGTCATCAAGGGCGAGCGCCAGGCCTACAACCTCGACACCGAGGAAGGCGACAAGACAGTCAGCGGCCTGTCCGATCTGATGGATGAACTATCGAAGGACGCCTGACCATGAAGCCCGAGCACATGCAGCTGCTCAGGGATAAGCGGTGGCGGCTGAACAACCTCTACAACATCACCGACAAGCAGGGCAAGAAAGTCCGCTTCCGGATGACGGACGAGCAGCTGGAGTACTACGACGGCCTGCACACCCGGAACATCATCCTGAAGGCCCGGCAGCTCGGCTTCACGACTGAGCAGTGCATCATCCAGCTGGACGCCGCCCTGTTCGAGTCGGCCAAGTGCGCCCTGATTGCTCACACCCTGACGGACGCCAAGCGCCTGTTCCGGGAGAAGATCAAATATGCCTATGACAACCTTCCTGCGGAGATACGCGCTGCCAACCCTGCTTCTAACGATGCTGCTGGCGAGCTTGTGTTTCGCAAGGGCGGATCGCTCTACGTGTCCACATCCTTCCGGGGCGGGACTCTACGGTATCTGCACGTATCCGAGTTCGGGAAGATCTGCGCCAAGTTTCCCCACAAGGCCAGAGAGATCGTCACCGGCGCCTTCGAGGCTGTCGCCACCGATTGCTTCGTCACGATTGAGTCGACGGCGGAGGGCCGGGCCGGCTACTTCTACGACTATTCGCAGAGCGCTGAAAAGCAGCAGCTGAGCGGCGCGCCCCTGGGTCTGCTGGACTGGAAATTCTTCTTCTTCTCCTGGTGGAAGAACAAAGGCTACTGGCTGGACCCTGTCGGCGCCGTCGTGCCGCAGCGCCTGACCGATTACCTCAACGAACTGCACGCCAAGCACGGGATCGTCACGAACGACGGTCAGAGGGCCTGGTACGCGGCCAAGGAGAAGACGCTCGGCGACGACATGAAGCGGGAATACCCGTCGATACCGGCCGAGGCCTTCCAGCAGTCGGTCGAGGGCGCCTACTACGCCCAGCAGTTCGCCAAGCTTTACCTGAATCAGCGCATCGGCACTGTCCCGGACAACAGCCACCTACCGGTGATGACCTTCTGGGACATTGGCGTCGGCGACTCCACGGCCATCTGGTTCGTGCGCCAGGTCGGCGACGAATACCACGTCATCGATTACTACGAGAACTCGGGCGAAGGCCTGCGGCACTACATGAAGGTGCTCAAGGACAAGGGTTACACCTATTCCGAGCACTGGGGCCCGCACGACATCGACAACCGTGAGTTCGGCAGCGATGCCAAGACCCGCCGCGAGCTGGCCCGTGAGGGCTACGACATCGACGGGCAGAAATACAGCATGACGTTCCAGGTCGTGCCAAAGCTCGGCATCAATGATGGCATCGAGCAGGCGCGCGAGATCCTGCCCAAGTGCGTGTTCGACAACGCCAAGTGCGAGGAAGGCATTGCCTGTCTTGAGGGCTACCGCAAGGAGTGGGACGACAAGCGCGGCTGCTGGAAAGACAAGCCGCTGCACGACTGGACATCGCACGGATCCGACGCCTTCCGCTACTTCGCCGTGGCCAAGAGCGCGCGGAAGCCGGTCAAATCAATCAAAATGGGATTCGCACGCTAATGGCAGACGTCACTTTCACCCGCCCGGAGTACGACGCGGCACAGTCCCGCTGGCGCCTGGTGCGCGACGTCTGCAAGGGCTCGGAAACCATCAAGGCGGCTGGCGACCTGTACCTGCCGCGGCCCAACTCGACGGATACCAGCGCCGAGAACAAGGCGCGCTATGAGGATTACAAGAAGCGCGCGGTGTTCTACAACGCCACCGGCCGGACGAAGCATAGTCTGGTCGGGGCGGCGTTCCGCACCTGGCCCACGCTGACTGTTCCCGGCGCTCTCGACTACGTGGCCAAGGACATCGACGGCCAAGGCGTGAGCATCTATCAGCAATCGCAGTCGGTCACCGGGCATCTGCTCGAAGTCGGCCGACACGGGCTGTTGGTGGATTACGTCGCTGTCCAGGCGGGCACCGTGAGCAAGGCGGACGAACAATCCGGCCGTGCTCGGGCGAATATTGCCAGCTACCCGGCCGAGACCATCATAAACTGGAAGACTCGCCAAGTCGGCGGCCAGCATCTGCTGTGCCTGGTCGTGCTGCGCGAGACGGTCGATGTCGACACCGACGACGGGTTTGGCAGTGAGCAGAAGGTTCAATACCGGGTGCTACGCCTGGATGCCGCCGGCGTTTATACGCAAGAGGTGTGGGAAGCGGGTGGTAGCCAGACGGCAATGGTCACTGCGCCATTCGCCCCGCTGAATGGACTCGGCCAGCCCTGGCGCGTGATCCCGTTCCAGTTCCTGGGCAGCGAGAACAACGATTCTTCGGTAGACGACTCCCCGCTGTACGACATGGCCGAGATCAATATCGGCCATTATCACAACAGCGCGGACTATGAGGATTCGGCCTACTTTGCCGGGCAGCCGCAGTTCTGGATTGCCGGGCTCGATGAGGCCTGGCGCGATCACCTGGAGGCGGCCGGCATCTATGTCGGCTCCCGTGCGCCGCTCACGCTGCCAAAGGATGGGTCGTGCGGGTTTGCCCAGCCTGAGCCAAACACCCTCGTAAAAGAGGCCATGGACGCCAAGAAAGACGACATGGTTTCCATCGGCGCCCGGCTGATCGAGCGGGGCAGCGCGGTGAAGACCGCAACCCAGGCCGACAATGACAGCGCCGCCGAGCATAGCGTCCTGTCGCTGATCGTGAGCAACGTCAGCGAGGCATACAGTCAGTGCCTGGCCTGGATGGCTGAGTTCTCGAACGCTGCAGGCGAGACCGTCTACAAGATCAATCAGGACTTCACGCAAGTCAGCCTGGACGCGGCGATCATGTCTGCCCTGTTCAATGCTGTGCAGGGCGGTCGCCTTCCTGCGTCGGACTTCTGGCAATACCTGCGTGACCGCGGGGTGATCAACCCGGAGAAGACCGACGAGGACATCCAGGGCGAGCTGGAAGCCAGTACGTCGGGCCTGGCCCTTGGCGGTGAATGATGACGACCATCGAGCAGCTCGACAGCAGCATCCGCAACATGGTCATGCTCGAGCGGCTGAAGGCAGGGGAGGCGGAGAAGTTCGCGCCCTTCCTGGTGCGGATCGACCAGAGCATCCGGGAGAGGCTGAGCGGCGATGAGCTGACCGACTTCACCCGGGCTCGCCTGGACAAGCTGCTGAAGGAGGTCGACGCGATCCTGGTCGACATCCTTGCCGGCTTCACTGATCAGCTACAGCTCGACCTGATGGATATCGCGCAGTCGCAGGCCAGCTTCGAAGCCACGCTGCTGACCAACACGCTACCGGTCGGCATCAGTCTCGACGCGGCGGTGCCGGCGCTCCAGACGCTCAAGACCGCGGCCTTCAAGAACCCACTTAGCATCAAGGGCAATGGTGGCGGCAAGCTGCTGGAGCCCTTCATCAAGGACTGGTCGGCGGCCGAGGTCGAGAAAATCAGCGGCGCGATCCGTCAGGGCTGGTTCGAAGGGCAGACCAACGCCGAGATAGTCCGGCAGATCCGGGGTACCAAGGCGCTGGCCTACTCCGACGGCATTCTCGCCACGACCGAGCGCAACGCCGGCACGGTGGTACGAACCGCCGTCCAGCATGTGGCAAGCCAGGCTAGAAATGAGGTGGCAAAGGCGAATGACGACATCGTCAAGGGAATTAGGTTTATCAGTACCCTCGACAACCGCACTTCGCAGATATGCCGCTCGCTAAGCGGGAAGGTGTTTCCGGTTGATTCCGGGCCGCGACCGCCAATGCACCCGAATTGCCGAAGCTCGTTCATCTTGATCACCAAGTACAGCGAGCTATTCAGCAAGGGCGCCACGCAGTCGAGTATGCACGGCCAGGTATCTGCGGATTTGACGTACTACCAGTGGTTGCGGACGCAGAGCGCTGCATTCCAGGATCTGGCGATCGGGCCGACAAGGGGGAAATTGCTGCGGGATGGCGGGATCAGCGCTGAGAAGTTCTCGGCATTGCAGCTCGGCACCAACTTCAAGCCTCTAACCCTTGTGCAGCTTAAGGAATTAGAGCCGGAAATGTTCGCTAGAGCGGGGCTGTAGAGGCTAAAATGAACGAGCCGGAAAGGTGCTTCCAACACCAGTCCGGCTCTAACCACTTCAGCCTGTACGAGAGGTCAAAATGGGTACCGCCATTCTATCTGCGTGCGCGTCATGCGGAAAGCCGCCAAAAGTCCGCAGTTATAAATACTGCTCACACGCCTGTCGGGTTGCAGACAAAAAGCCTGCACCGTGCACATGCAAGAGTTGTTCGGTGGTATTTACCGCCATCAAGTTTGTGCGCAATCGCGCCGGGCACCTTCGCGTGGTCGCCTATAGCGGCGCCGGAACGTGTACGCAGAAGTGCCACAACGACTGGATACGCAACAATCCTGAGCGCAAGCGGAAGATAGGGCTGGCCTTCTCGCAAGAGAAGCATCCGAACTGGCAGGGTGGAAAGTCGGCCCTGAATAACGTCAACAGCCGCGGGCCTAACTGGCAGAAGCAGCGACTGCTGGCAATCAATCGTGATGGCGATGCCTGCGTAGACTGCGGAATGACCGGCGACGAAAGCGCCGAACGGTTCGGCAGGGGCCTTGATGTTGATCATGTGATCCCGTTTCACAACTTCTCCAGCTACAGGAAGGCAAACCAGCTAAGCAACCTTGCATGTCGGTGCCAGTCTTGTCACCGCATAGCCGAGGCCAGGCGCAGCATGGTGCAGATGGTCCTTCCAATGCAGGACGGCGAAAAGCGCTCGCACAAAGGCAGGGCGAGAGGCGAGAAGTCTGGCCGAGCCAAGCTAAACAGCTTGGATATATTGAAGATCCGAAGTCTTTCCGGCGATGGCTCAACCCTTAGTGAGATCGCTGCGATGTTCTTCGTGTCGAAATCGAACATCAGTTCAATTGTTGGCCGAAAAACGTGGGCCCACATATAGCGCGCCACGAAACAGCGAATGCGCAAAACGTAGCGCGACAAATCACCAAGCCCCGCCAAGTGCGGGGTTTTTCACATCTGCGGGCAGGGCCTGCACTAAGTCTCTGGGAGACAGAAATGGCGTTGAAATTCCAACTTGACACCCTCGAAGGTGTCGATGAATCGGTAAAAACCCTGTACGTCGAGAAGGATGGCAAGTTCGTCCTCGGCATTGAAGGTCTGCCGCAGCCTGAGGATGTCTCCGGCCTGAAATCAAAGGTTCAGGAACTGCTCGACGAGAAGAAGGCCGCCGACAAGGCGCGCAAGGAGGCCGAGGATCAGGCCCGCCTGGATCGTGAAGACGCCGCCCGCAAGTCCGGCAACGTCGAAGAGCTCGAGCGTTCCTGGTCCGAGAAGTACGCCCGCCGCGAAGCTGAGCTGAACGGCATGCTGGAAAGCGAGCGCGGCACGCTGAGCACTCAGATCCGTGATCTGACTGTCGGTCGCACCGCTACTGACATCGCGTCTTCCCTGGCAATTCCAGGCAGTGCCGAAGCATTGCTGCCACACATTGAACGCCGTCTGAGCGTCGAGCAGCGCGACGGCAAGCCCGTTGTGGTCGTACTCGACAAGCAGGGCAAGCTCTCGGCGGCAACGCTGGACGAGCTGAAAGCAGAATTCGCAAACAACACGGCCTTCGCGCCGTTGATCGCGGGTAGCAAGGCATCTGGTGGCGGGGCTTCAGGTGCTGGGAATGGCGGCGGGGCCGCAAAAGGCAACATCGGCGGCAACAAAGACGAGCGCACCAAGGCGATCGCAAGCAAGTACCCAGACCTCCCTCTCAAGTAAAGGATTGACTTTATGTCCCTGTCTCAAATGCAAGTGTTCAACGAATACATCATGCCGGCTGCGCTGGAATCCCTGGACCAGATGACCGCGGCGTTCAACGCTGCCAGCAATGGCGCGATCATCCTGTCTCCGGACGGCTTCACTGGCGACTTCCTGCAAGAGTCGTTCTTCCAGACCCTGGCCGCTGCCCAGCGCCGCGTAGATCGCTACGCTGCCAACGGCGCAGCAGCTGTCACCGACCTGACCGAGCTGAAAAACGCCACGGTGAAGGTTGCCGGCGGCTTCGGTCCGATCCGCTACGAGCCATCCCAGATGACCTGGCTGCAGCGCCCAACCGTGCAGGGCATCGAGGTCGCATCGCGCGCCTTCGCCGAGATCCTGCTGAAAGACCAGCTGAACACCGCTATCGCCGCGCTGGTTGCTGCGATCACTGCCCAGGCAGCTGCCGTCAACGACGTATCGGCAACCTTGGGCATCAGCCAGGCTGCTCTGAACAACGCGCACGCCAAGTTCGGCGATGCCTCGCAGAACCTGGTAGCCCAGATCATGCAGGGCACCACCTACCACAAGCTGGTCGGTCAGAACCTGGCCAACGCCGCGCAGCTGTTCCAGGCCGGCAATGTCCGCGTCGTCGACATTCTCGGCAAGGTCTCCGTCGTCACCGACGCCCCGGCGCTTGCCCAGGCTGGCACGCCGAACAAAGAGATCATCCTGTCCCTGGTGTCGGGCGCCGCGCTGGTTCACGACGCTCGCGACCAGATCTCGAACGTCGACACCTCGAACGGCAAGGAGCGCATCGAGACCACCATCCAGGTCGACTACACCTTCGGCCTGGGCCTGAAGGGTTACACCTGGGATGTCACCAACGGCGGCAAGTCCCCAACCGACGCCGAACTGGCGACCGGC